CTTAAAATTTCCCCCGGAGGTGATATTTTTCTATATTCTTCCAATGCCCCTTGGTCAGTTCTAGCGGCTCCACGGCTTTACAGGCTGCATGTTTGCCTCTCCTTTCACGCGGATTTGCTCCCCATAGTACCTCCTATACTATCCAAAAGTCCGCTAGAACTGACCAAGAGGTATTAGAAAGGACGGTAAAGTAACATGGGACGCACGAAAAAGGTTGAAGAACCTCCCAAAAGACCTAGGCGAAAGGCCAGGACAGCGGAGGAACGAGAGAATCAATTGATATCTATGGCCTTAGATCTCGTGGAAACCCGAATTCTTAACGGAACTGCCTCTGGACAGGAGCTTGTACAGTTCATTCGCATGGCTTCCAGCAAGAATCGCAACGAAACCGAGAAGACCAGGCTTGAACTTGAGCTGGTCAAGGCTAAGACAGAAAACCTGAGACTGCAGCAGCGTAACGAAGAGATGTTCGCTAACGCTATCGCAGCCTTCAAACGATATTCAGGGGCGAATGACGATGAAGACGAGGACCTATACTGAGCTGATCCAACTCCCCGACTTCGAATCCAGGCTTAACTACTGTAAGACTTACGGCAAAGTCGGTAAGGAGACTTTCGGCTATGACCGATATTTAAACCAGCTTCTTTACAGAATGCCCGAGTGGAAGAAGGTCCGAAGAGACGTGATCATACGAGATCAGTCTTGCGATCTGGCTCATCCTGACCACGAGATCCATCCGCACGGCTACAAGTACAAGATTCTTGTCCATCATCTGAACCCAATCACAAAAGAAGATATTCTCAATCGGGCTGACTGCGTGTTAGACCCGAACAATTTAGTAACTGTGAGCTACGACACTCACCAAATTATTCATTACGGCTATAAGGATCAAGCTAGACCAACTCTGGCGGAACGAAAGCCGTATGACACATGCCCTTGGAGGAACTGAGATGGCTTACAATCGTTGGTTATGCCATTACGGTGTTAAGGGCATGAAGTGGGGAGTTCGTAAGAACAAGATGACTTACGGCGATTATTACTATGTGAAGTCAAAGCTTAGCCAAAAAGAGAGGGACCAATACGAAGGCTATTCCCGTAGCGATGCTTGGTATCAAACTAAAGAAGGCAAACGAGACGAACGCCGATCTACTAAGATTTACTCGAACTTGGCTAAAAAATACAAGAAGCAGGGTAATAAAAATCAATGGAAAGAACCAACAGACCGATTTGCTACATCTTTAAGAGATAAGCACGGGAATGCGATGGGCTTCATTATAGGGCAGGATAGCCAGTCTTGGCATGATAGGGAACGATATATAAACGTTGCCATCGCTATAACGAAAGAGCATCGAGGAACTTACGTTAGCAAAAAATTAGTTGATGAGGGTAAGTCATGGCTTGACAAGCATCCAGAGTATAAAGAACTGCGATGGTATGCAGTCTCAGACAACAAGGCTTCACAGAAGCTGGCTAAAAAATCCGGATTTAAACGAGCTAAGCAATACGATGTCTATGACGACGTAGCTTATGTATATAAACGAAATGAGTGAGGACTTAACAATGACAGACGCGTACATTCTCGAATCTGTGAAAGATTATTGCCAGGTCCCACAAGAGGCCAACATCTATGATAGCGAACTATGCGGCCACATCAACACCGCGTTCTTCACACTATTCCAGCTGGGTTGCTCTGCAAGGCCCTTCACTGTAACTGATGAGTCAGCTACATGGGAAGACTTTACAGACAATCCCTATATTTCTTCTATGGTTCCCGAGTATGTAAAGCGGAAGGCCAAGCTTTTGTTTGATCCTCCCGCTAATTCTTTTTTAGTGACACAAATAAAGGACGAGCTGGCTGAGATGGAAAGCCGGATCAGCTACGCAGTCGATCCTGGATGGGAGGATGAATGAGTACGTATTTATTAATTACTCCCAAGGAGGACGAGCTCTACCATTACGGCGTCAAAGGCCAGAAGTGGGGCGTACGTAGAACTCCTGCAGAACTTGCAGTAGCTAACGGCGGTCCCGGTGGTGGAGCATCTGTAGTGAATGTAGATGAACTGGAAGAAGCCATCACCGAGAACGAACAGAAGCTTGCCGAGATGAAAGCTGATGGCGCTGACGAGAAAGAGATCAGAGCTATGGAAGCCAGCATCAAAGCAGGCAAGGAAAAAGTTAATCAGATTCTCGACATGGAAAGACGTATGAACGAGTCTTTTTCTTCCTTTACCCACGCCATGTCCTTTACTCCTGACGAAGTTTTCACCGGTCTGGCTGAGGATGATTTCTTTCTTGAGCATCACGGCATCAAAGGTCAGAAGTGGGGCGTACGTAGATTCCAGCCTTATCGTCAGGGCATGAAAGTGGCTGGCGGTAAAGTGATTGGAGCTGCTAAGAAAGTCAAGCAGCGCTTCAAAGACATCGGCGACGCTCGCCAGAAGAAGAAAGCAGCTAAGGCTAAGGCCAAGTCGGTTAAGAAAGCCCAGGCAACTCGCAAGGCAAATGCTGATTACGAGGCCGAGAAGAAGAAAGCTATTGAGTCTGGTTCCATCGAAGACCTTGCTAAGTTCAAAGGCAAGCTGACTAACGAGGAGTACTCCAAGGCGTTCCTCAGACTTCAAAATGAGAAGAAGATGTCCGACATGGTGGCCGCTAATCAGAAGACTGTCTGGGATACGATCGACAAAGGCATGAACATCGTCCAGAAAGTCGGCGGCTATGCTAATACGATCGCTACGGCTAAGGAGAATTTCACCAGACTCGATAAGGCGTTTAATGGTGAGCGTGATAAGGCAGCTGAAGATGCTAAGAAATCTATTAAAGATGCCGAGAAGAACAGAGCCCTTACTCAAGTAACCAACATTACAGAGCTCGACAAGGTGCAGAAAGACTTTAATCTCAACGCTGACGATTACGCAAAGGGCCTTAAATTGATCTCTACTAAGGAAGCTGGTAAGAAAGCATATGGCGATGAGCCTTTCACTAACCAAGACAAGGCCAAGAACACTCCTGCCGACGGCACGTACCGCAGCAAAGATAACGTTAAAAAGAATGCCGATTATGACAATTCGGATCCTAAGGACTTTGAGAAACCTCAGAAAGAGATAGATGAGAAGAGAAAGAAGGCCCTTGGTAAATAATCATGCTATCAAACACAGCGACGCCTAAGTATTACGGCATCTTCAGAGATCGAGTCTTACGAGGAGAGATTCCGGTTTGCAGAGAGATCGAAATGCAGATGAACCGCATCGACGCTATGATTGCAAATCCGGATTACTATTACGACGATAAAGCTGTGGAAGGCTGGATCGAGTTCTGTGAACAGGAGCTTACCTTAACAGATGGTTCAGACCTACACTTGCTGGATTCGTTTAAACTCTGGGGTGAAGACGTCTGGGGCTGGTATTACTTCCTTGAAAAGAGAGTCTGGCGGCCCGGCATTCATGGAACCAGGGGACGCTATGTTAAGAAGCGCGTCAAGAGAAGGCTGCGCAATAAGCAGTTTCTTATAGTTGGACGAGGGGCCTCTAAGTCCTTGTACGCTTCCTGTCATCAAGCCTATGCGCTTACTGTAGACACATCTACAACTTATCAGATCACGACGGCACCTACTATGAAGCAGGCCGACGAGATTCTATCGCCAATTCGAACAGCCATCACAAGGTCGAAAGGCCCCTACTTCACGTTCTTAACAGATGGCTCTTTGCAGAATACTACCGGTTCTAAAGCAAATAGAGTAAAACTGGCATCGACCAAGAAGGGAATCGAGAACTTCATCACAGGTTCTCTTCTTGAGATTCGCCCTATGAGGATTGACAAGCTTCAGGGTATGAGATCCAAGATGAACACCATTGACGAATGGCTGTCTGGTGACATCAGAGAAGACCCTGTCGGTGCTATTGAGCAGGGTGCAGCTAAGATCGATGACTGGCTAATCATCGCGACTTCTTCGGAAGGAACGGTTCGTAACGGATGTGGCGATACCATCAAAATGGAACTAATGAAGATCCTCAAAGGGGATTACATCAACGATCACGTCTCCATCTGGTGGTACAAGTTAGATGATGTAACCGAAGTAGCCGACCCCAACATGTGGGTTAAAGCGAATCCCAATCTCGGAATCACTGTTTCGTATGAGACGTACCAGACAGAGGTTGAGAGAGCGGAGAATGCACCGGCTGCTCGTAACGATATTTTGGCGAAGAGGTTCGGTCTTCCCATGGAGGGCTTCACATACTTCTTCACCTATGAGGAAACAATTAGACACAGGCGCAAACGGGACTTCTGGGAGATGCCTTGCGCTATGGGAGCAGACCTTTCGCAGGGCGATGACTTCTGTGCGTTCACTTTTATGTTTCCTCTCACTTCAGGTCAATTCGGAATCAAGACTAGAAGTTACATTTCGGACTTGACTTATCACAACCTTCCTTTGGCCATGCGAGAGAAGTACGACAATTTCTTGGCTGAGGGAAGTTTAGTAGTTCTTGAAGGCGCTGTGCTGGACATGATGGAAGTTTACGACGATCTTGATTCGTTCATTGAAGAACACAAGTACGACGTACGCTGCTTCGGCTATGACCCATACAACGCCAAAGAATTCGTAAACCGATGGGAACTGGAGAACGGTCCTTTCGGTATTGTTAAAGTTATACAGGGTGCCAGAACAGAATCCGTTCCTCTGGGCGAGTTAAAGAAGCTTGCTGGGGAGCGGATGCTTTTGTTTGACGAAGAACTTATGGAATTCGCCATGGCTAACAGCATAACGAGAGAAGACACCAACGGCAACAGAAAGCTAGACAAGACTCGACGTGAAGACAAGATCGATAACGTCGCCGCTATGATGGACGCTTTCGTTGCTTACAAACTTAATAAGGATGCATTCGAATGAGCTACAACAGATGGATGCCTCACGAATACCAATCCGGAGGCGAACTTTACCACTACGGTGTCAAAGGCATGAAATGGCATCAGCATAAGGCAGGACTATCTTCGGCAGCTAATGGAGGAGGTCTTGCTAATCCAATAGATTCTCTACAAGAAGCTTGGTGGCAGTTTGAAGATGATTCGGGCATAACCGACTATTACAAACAAAAAGAAGCTAAAAAAGAGTATGAGCGAGATAAAGGTCGTAGTTGGGCAGATCGATTGAAGAGCAACTATGAAAAAGCTCGTAAGAAATTCTATAAGACGCCAATGGGTAAAGCAGCGAAGTACGTTGACGCCGGAAAAGAAGCCGTTAAAGCTTTTAAAGCTTACGTTCGCAACAATTAGGAGGGAAAATATGAGTGCTTTTTGGCAACCCTCCGAGCGGGGTGAACTCTATCATTACGGCGTTCTTGGAATGAAGTGGGGCGTGCATAAGGCTAGAAAATATGATGCCAAATACGCTAAATCTTCCGAGATGGCTCGACGACAGGCGATGTCAGCAAACTCTCATGATCCGAAAAAGCAAGCATTAATCAACGCAAAGCCGATTACAACGCTCAGTTCACGCGATTTAAAAAGTAAAAAAACATTTAAACAAAACTTTGACGATAGTGAGCGTGCTAGAAGAAAGTCTGACTCAGTAAAACAAGGGATTGTGCGTAAGTCATCAAAAAAACTTCAGAAGCTTAACGCACGTTATGAGAAGCAGCAGGCTAAAGCTGATCGCAAGTTTGGCAAGGCTGAGCGTAAAGCTAATTCGTTATTTACTTCTAAGCGTTCGGCTGAGAAGGCCTTTAAGAAAGCTTCTAAGGCTCAGTTCAAGGCTAATAAAGCAGCTCTCAAGGGCAAGAAGTGGTACGAGCAGATGGAGAAGAGTTACAAGAAAGCTAATATCTCCATGACTAAAGAAAATCAAGAGATAGGTAAAGAGCTGGTTAGGCAGGTTCGCGCTAACGCCAGAGCTATGTACGCAGCTAGTTATGTGAGGGGATAAATATGGGAAATACATTTTGGGCGCCTTCGTGCCAACCTGAGCTCTATCACCATGGCATAAAAGGCCAGAAATGGGGCGTTAGAAGATTTCAGGCCTATCCGGATGGCTCTTATGGGCGCACCGGTAAGAGCATACAAAGGGCCGAACGTATTGCAGAAAGAGGTACTCCTAGATCTTACGGCCGAGCGATGACTAAACTTGCTCGTTTAACAGGAGAGTCGTCATCTAAATCTGCAGAATATACAGATCGTTATAACGCGCTTGTCACAAGGCACCATAAGGCAAGAGATGCGGGTAAAGATAAAAAAGCGGCAAGACTTGAATCCAAGGCATGGAAGATGCGAGCTAAGCTTGAAGTTGAAAACACAAACAGAAAGGTGGCGGCTCAAAAGTTTGGGAAACTTGGCGCGGATGCCGTCGAAAAAGGCTATAACATCAAGCTAACTCCGGAATACAGACAGTCTGCTAGAGCTAGAAGAGACCAAATGGCGGCTCACTATTGCTTAGGTATAATTGGCAGCGTAACCATAGCGTCATTAAATGCAGCTGCTGATAGTTCTTATCGCAAGCAGCACGGAACAGATTATAGTCCATACGGTTATGCTTCATTGCGCGCCAAAGTAACGAAGCCTAAAGCTTAGGAGGTAACCGCCTATGCCAACACTAACTCAGCGGCTCCAGAATGCCTGGAACGCTTTTAGAAATCCGAGGGACCCGACTATCCGGGACTACGGCAGGTCTTATACTTACCGACCTGATCGCTATAAGATACGAAGCGGAAACGAACGATCTATAGTAACCAATGTCTTTAATCGCATTGCGGTTGATTGTGCAGCGGTAACGATGGAGCACGTTAAACTTGACGAGAATGGTAGATACAAAGACGTCATGAAGTCAGGGCTTAACGAGTGTCTCACCCTTAGCGCTAACCTCGATCAAACCGGAAGAGCATTCATTCAGGATGCCGTTCATTCAATGTTTGACGAAGGCGTGGTTGCGATCATTCCCACAGATACTATCGGGAATCCACTAACTTCCCAGTCTTACAGAATCGAAACTCTTCGAACCGGTAAGATTCTGGAATGGTTTCCGCATCACATAAGAGTCAGAGTGTATAACCAGGATACCGGACAGGAACAAGACCTGATCTGGCCTAAGGAATCAGCAGCTATTGTCGAGAATCCTTTTTACTCGGTCATGAACGAACCGAACAGCACTCTACAACGACTCATCAGAAAACTAAATCTACTTGACTACGTAGATGAGCAGTCATCGTCCGGCAAACTGGACCTTATCATTCAGCTCCCTTACGTAATCAAATCTACTGCACGCCGACAGCAGGCTGAAGCTCGTCGAAAAGACATTGAAATGCAGCTTGCCGGTTCTAAGTACGGTATCGCTTACACAGATGGTACCGAGAAGATCACCCAGCTTAACCGATCAATTGAAAACAACATATGGACCGAAGTTAAAGACCTCACAACCATGCTGTACTCGCAGCTTGGAATCACCGAGACCATCCTTAACGGAACCGCTGATGAACAGACTATGATCAACTATTACAACAATACGATCGAGCCTGTTCTTTCTGCGTTTGCGCTTGAAATGCAGCGTAAGTTCCTGACTCCGACAGCCAGAACTCAGGGTCAGGCGATTCGGTTCTATCGAGATGCGTTCAAGCTCATTCCTATTAAGGATCTGGCCGAGCTTGCTGATAAGTTCACTCGTAATGAGATTGCGTCTTCGAACGAGATCAGATCGGTTATTGGTTGGAAGCCTTCCGACGATCCTAAGGCGGACATGCTGGTCAATGCTAACCTTAATCAGTCACCTGATGAGATGGGTCAGCATGGCATGGTTCCTGGAGAAGGACCTACAACTTCATCTGGGATACCTTTAGATCCAGCTGGTGCGGCGGTAGTTAACGCTAATTTAGACAAACCAGTCTAACTAAAACTGAATAAAGGAGAACGTCAAAATGGCAGTAAAGTACGATTTCGTGGGTTATGCCACGCGTAATGATCTGCAGTGCTCTGACGGACGAGTAATTAGAAAGAACGCTTTCAAAGACTGTGATGGCAAGAGAGTCCCTCTTGTATGGAATCACCAGCATGACGATGTGTCCAACGTTATTGGATACGCCGATCTGCAGAATGTCTCTGATGGCGTTCTTGCACATTGTGCGTTTAACAGCACGCAGAAGGGAAAAGATGGTAAGGAGTGCGTCGAACATGGCGACGTTGTATCTCTGTCCATCTATGCTAATCAGCTCAAGCAGGTTGGCGGAGATGTGCTGCACGGAATGATTCGTGAAGTAAGCCTTGTTCTCGCTGGTGCCAATCCCGGCGCTTATATCGAAGAAGTTCTTACTCATGGTGACGAGGAAGGCATGTTCTCAGCTGAAATCTATTCCGATCAGCCCATTGAGCTTTGCCATGCAGATGAAGAAAAGGAGGAAAGGCCAATGGCTGACACCGAAAAGAAAGAAAAGACAATCGGAGAAATCGTAGACACTATGACCGATGAGCAGAAGGAAGCTCTCTATGCGCTGGTCGGAATGGCCGCAGAAGGTGCTGGTGAAGACGAAGACGACGAAGATGAAGAAGAAGATTCCGAAGGAGGATCCGATATGAAACACAACGCATTTAACGGCGCTTCCAACAGCGTTTATACCGGCGCAGCTCCGGTTGATATGGCACTGATTCATTCCGAAGCCAAGAAGCTCGGCTCTTACAGAGAGGCCGTAAACCAGATGATCGAGAACGGCGAGCTTATGCATTCCACGACAGTTCCTATGGATGGCATGACCGGCCCTTCTCAGGCTACAGCAAACCAGACTTATGGATTCCGTGATCCCGATATGCTCTTCCCGGAGTATAAGTCTCTGAACACTCCTCCGGAATGGATCAAGAGAGACACAGGCTGGGTATCCGTATTCCTGAACGGTGCGCATCACCTTCCTTTCGCAAGAATTAAGTCCCAGTTCGCAGATCTTACCGGCGAGCAGGCCAGAGCTAGAGGTTACCTGAAGGGCCATACTAAGAAAGAGCAGGTATTCAGCCTTCTGAAGAGAACAACCGATCCTCAGACCATCTACAAGAAACAGAAGATGGACAGAGACGACACGATCGATATCACCGATTTCGATGTTATCGCATGGATCAAGGGCGAGATGAGAGGCCAGCTGGATGAGGAAATCGCGAGAGCAGGTCTTATCGGCGACGGCAGACTTGCATCTGATGATGACAAGATCTCCGAGGATCACATCAGACCTATCGCTACAGATGTTCCGCTGTTCACCATCCGTGCAACAGTTGATCCCGGTAAGAACGAGCAGGAGATGGCTAAGAACTTCATCGTATCCGCTCTTAAGGCTCGTAAGAACTACAAGGGTTCCGGCAACCCGATCCTCTTCACCACTGAAGATGTTCTTACAGCTATGCTCCTGATCGAGGATGGCATCGGCCACTTCATGTATGAGTCTGAGCAGCAGCTTTGCACCAGACTTCGTGTTTCCAGGATCGTTACTGTTGAAGTTATGGAAGGCTTCCACGTTGATACCACTGACTTTGATCAGGAGACTGGCGTTGAGCTGCTTGGTATCATCGTTAACCCTGTTGACTACAGCTATGGTGCTGACAAGGGCGGCGCTGTTGCTCTGTTCGACGACTTCGACATCGATGTCAACCAGATGAAATACCTGATCGAGACCAGATGCTCCGGCGCTCTGACCAAACCTTTCAGCGCGATCAGACTGACCAAGCTGACTGCCTGATCGGTTCAAAATGGTAGTAAAAGGAGTCCACAATGAAGTTCTACGGTAATGTCACGTTCGTAATTCAACGAGAAGATCCTGAAGCTCCCGGCAACTGGAAGGAGTACACCATCGTAAAACCCTACAAGGGAGAATGGAAGCGCTTTATTTCTAAGTGGACCCCCGGCAGTAAGATCAACGACGACAAGAGGGTTAACAACGAACTCGAGATTATTGCGGACTCCTTTTCATTAGCTAATTTTACGCAAATACGATGCGTCGAGTGGATGGGACATCAATGGTCGGTTCCGACTGTTACGCTCCGTCTGCCTCGCCTCGTGTTGGAAGTAGGAGATATTTACAATGCGGGAACGGAATCGTTTAGCTCTTCATGAGAAACTTTGTACAATTCTGGGATCGCGCAATGTATACCACGATCCCCCTTCCACATTTCACATGAATTATCCATGTATCGTCTATAAGCGAAAAACAGCTTCTCCTCGCTATGCCGATAACAAGAGGTACATCGTCTGGTACCCGTGGGACGTACAGGTAATTTCAAAAGATCCTGACTTTAGCTTGTTTGATACATTCCTGGACAACTTCGATTACGGCAGCGAAGGAGCCCAGTTTGTGGCAGACAATCTTCATCACTCTAATTTCACCATCTATACCTAAGGAGGTAATGATATGGCTAAACTTGTTTGGGATGCTATCGGCGAACACAAGTATGAGACTGGTGTCGACCACGTAGCCCTTTATAAACCTAATGCTCAGAAGAAATACGTCGGCGGCGTAGCTTGGAACGGTGTTTCTTCGATCTCCGAGTCTCCCTCTGGAGCAGACTCCAACCCGATTTATGCAGATAACATTAAGTACCTGGATCTGAGATCCGCAGAGGAATTCGGCGCTACAATCGAGTGCTACACTTATCCTCCGGAATTCGCAGAGTGCAACGGCGAAGCAATCGTCACAAGCGGTGTTGTCATCGGCCAGCAGACCAGAAAGACCTTTGGCCTGGCTTATCGTTCGATCGTTGGTAACGACCTGACGGGTAATGACTATGCTTACAAACTGCACCTGATCTACGGTGCAACCGCATCTCCTTCCGAGAAGCAGTACAGCACAGTTAACGACAGCCCTGAGGCAGGCACGTTCTCCTTCGAGCTTACAACCACTCCCATCGCGGTTCAGGGCTATAAGAACACAGCTTCTCTTACGATCGACACTTCTCTGTTCATAGACAAGACTAAGATCACCGCTCTTGAGGACAAGCTGTTCGGCACTGAGCAGGATGAGCCCGAGCTTCCTACACCTGCAGAAGTCTTCGAACTTCTTGGCATGCAGTACAACTCGAGCACTGGCACTTGGGAAGCTAAAACCTGATCGTTATATTTGATCCGTTAAAGGGCCCCTGAGCAAATTCTGGGGCCTTTATTTTTTTACTCAAAGAAAGGAAAGAGACATGCTTAAAAAGAGAATTAAGTACACAGATTACAACGGACTTGAGAGAGAAGAGGACTTCTACTTCAACCTCTCCGAAGCGGAGATCATGAGAATGAACTTCACCACCAAGGGCGGCCTTGAGGAGTTCTATAACCGCATTATCGCTGAGCAGGATATGCCTACACTGTACACCTACTTCGAGCAGATCGTTCAGAGTTCGTATGGTATCAAATCTCTCGACGGCAAGTCCTTTGAGAAGGATCCCGAGCAGACTAAGAGATTCGTTCAGTGCCCGGCTTATGACAAGCTGATGATGGAACTGATCGGCAGCTCCAATGCAGCGGCGGCTTTCTGTAACGCGATCATTCCGAAGCCTCAGACAGCAACCGTTGTCGCAGGACCCGGAAGAGCTCCGGTAGACGGAGTCGCTACTCCTCTGAACTGAGGTAACGTGCCATGCCTCTTCCGATCCATGTAAAAGCAGTTGAGCTGTTTAACCAGGCTACCGGAACTTTCTATTACACAGAACCGCAGACTCTGATTCTCGAGCACTCACTTGTGTCGATTTCAAAATGGGAGTCAAAATGGCACAAGATGTACCTTGAGACTCCTAACAAGACTGCCGACGAGCTGATTGATTACGTTCGCTGTATGACAATCAACAAGAACGTGCCTGATTACGTTTACTATGCTCTGAGTCAGGAGAACATTGATGAGATTGTTCAGTACATGAATGATCCTATGACGGCTTCTTCGGTTTACGAGCCTAACTCAGGCGGGCATCACGAACTGGTTTCTTCTGAACTGATCTACTACTGGATGATCGCGTATAACATTCCGGTTGAGTTTGAGAAGTGGCACATTAACAGACTTCTAATGCTCATCAAGATCTGTTCTAAGAAGAACTCTAAGCCGTCTAAGAAAGATAAGGCCGCAATGGATCGCAGAAGGGCTGAAATTAACCGGCAGAGGCTCGCTAAGATGAAGTAAAGAGGCTGATATGGCATCTATTATACAATTTAAGCAGAAGGGAGATTTCAGTAAAACTGAGAACTTTCTTAAGAAGCTCCGTAAGCTGGATCTCGATTCCGTATTAGATAAGTACGGTAAACTCGGTGTTGATGCTTTGTCTAAGGCAACGCCCGTTGATACCGGTAAGACAGCAGCAAGCTGGGACTATAAGATTTCAAAGACAAGGGACGTCGTTACGATCACGTGGACCAACTCTAACGTGAATAACGGTGTCCCTATTGCTTTGCTAATACAGTACGGACACGGTACAGGAACCGGAGGATACGTCCAAGGAATAGATTACATCAAACCTGCAATTCGTCCGATCTTCGACGATCTTGCCAAAGCTCTATGGGAGGAGGTGACTAGGCTATGAATAAAGAACTCGAACAGAAGATTGTTGAGATGAAGTTTGACAACTCTGACTTCGAGCAGAAAGTCGCCCAAAGCTTAGTTACCCTCAAACAGCTTAAAGAGTCCACCAAGATGGAGGACGCTGGCAAGGGCCTTGAGAACTTGTCCAAGAGCGCTAAGAATCTCGACCTCAGTCATATTGCAGATGGCATTGAGCAGCTCAACGCAAGATTCTCTAACCTTGGTATCGTCGGTATGACCATCATGCAGCGTCTTACTAACGCCGCCATGGATATGGGTCAGAAGATCGGTGCCGCTATAACAGAGGCTCCTACAGATGGTTGGAAAGAGTACGAGCTTAACCTGGATTCAGTTAAGACAATTTTAAATTCAGCGAGAACCGCAGACGGACTACCTGTCACGCTGGATCAGGTTAATCAGAAGTTAGCTGAACTTAACGCATATTCTGATAAGACTATCTACAGTTTCTCGGATATGACCAACAACATCGGTAAGTTTACTAACGCCGGTGTCGATCTGGATTCGGCAGTTACAGCTATCCAGGGTGTTGCTAACGTAGCAGCTCTTGCTGGCGCTGACGCTAATGATGCTTCAATAGCTATGTATAACTTTGGCCAGGCTCTGGGTTCAGGATCTGTTAAGCTGGCTGACTGGAAATCAATACAGACAGCGCACATGGACACTGTCCAGTTTAAAGAAGAGCTGATTAAGACAGCAGTAGAGCTTGGCACAGTTCGCAAAGAAGGCGATAAATATGTTACTACAACGGCAAATATGCAGGGCAGAGTCTCTGACGCTTTCGATGCTACACAAAACTGGAATGAATCTTTAGCTCATCAGTGGATGACGTCTGAAGTTCTAACCAAGACGCTTGCTAAATACACTGACGAGACGACTGATTTGGGTAAAGCAGCTATTGAAGCAGCAACCCAGGTTACAACTTTCTCCAAGCTGATTGATACCCTGAAGGAGTCTATGGGCTCTGGATGGATGACGACTTGGCAGTATATTTTCGGTGACTTCGAAGAGTCTAAGCAGCTTTGGACCGGTATTTACAACGAACTCGACGGCATCATTCAGAAAGTCGCTGGTGCTCGTAACGAGTTTCTTAAAGGCTGGAAAGAAGCAGGCGGAAGAGACGCTCTTCTTGGTTCGATCGCCAATATTTGGACAACTCTGAAGTATTATGTAGGCCTTATCACAAAGGCATTCGCAACAGCATTCCCTAAAATTGACGCTACGCCCATAGTAGCTATATCTAAGGGGTTCAATGCTTTTACGGAGAAGATTAAACCTGCTGTGGAGACGGTTGAAAACGTTACTGAAAAAGTAAATGAAACCGCAGAAGCTGTTGGAAACGTCGCTGAACGAGCGGAGAAATTCAATGAAATAGTTCAGCAGATCATCAACGGTGACTGGGGCAACGGTCAAGAGAGAATAGATCGCCTTCACGAAGCTGGCTATGCGTTTGAGAACTTACAGAACGCTGTTAACGAAGTCCTTGGTTGCGAGAAGCGTTACGAGACCGTAATGTCTGATAACGAGGCTGTTGGCTTATCTGCTAACGAAGTTCTGTCTGAAAACGCTGAGATACTCACGGACCAGGCTAAGGGCGTTGAGGCTGTAACCGATGAAGTTGCTAAGCAGAATCCCGTTGTCGGTAATCTGGCTAAGATCCTTTTAGGCGTGTCTTCAACTGTAAAGGTACTTAAAACTGGTCTATCTGCCGCATGGAACACGCTTGCTAAGGGAGCCTCAGTTCTTACGGTTGTTAAGAACGCTCTGGGATTCATTCTTGATATTTTCGGTACGATCGGCGGCAAAGTCTATGCGTTTAACACCTGGCTTCTGAGTTTCAGTAATATATATGGCCTACTCAACGGCTTTAGGATGAAATTGAACGAAATGACCGGTGGGTTAAAGGACGCTGGCTTATCGTTCGAGAGTATCGCAACGCTTCTTACTAAGATGGGCAAAGGTCTGTCTTATGCTGAAGGGGAAGTCAAGAAGTTCTTTACGAATCTGGTCAATGGAGCTAAGTCGTTTGACTTTGATAAGTTGAAGAACGTTATATTTACGATCGGCAAGTTTGTCGGTGGTGTGCTTCTTGTAGCACTGAATGGCCTTGCAGACATTATCATAAGGGTCTATAACGGCGCTAAAGATCTTAAAGACACAATCGCTAACATGGAAATTGTTGGCAAGATTGTCGATCATATTAAGAATCTTAAGGAAGAATTCAAAGGGTTTGTAGCATCTGTAAAGGATGCCAACTACTACTCAGACGTTCTTCTGCCGATTATTACCGAAGTATCTAAGACGATGCAGAGGCTCGGCAGCGCTATATTACCGATCCTTTCCGACGCGTTTCAGACGGTTAAAGGCTGGATTATTCTGGCCGGCAACAATCTTGAGAAGTTCTATCAGAGTCTTAAAGATTCTGGTGCCCTTGAGAAAGTTAGTACGACGTTTACAAATTTCAAGGAGGCTATCAAGTCTATCCCTGAGACTATAACAGCTCTGTATGAAGCTTTCAAAGCTGGTAAGATGCCGACTATTGGAGATCTTCCAGAAGCATTCCAGAAGTTCGTAAATTCGTTTAAGGATCTGAAAGAGTTCGTCAAAACCAAGATCGATCAAAAGATTCAGGATTGGTTTACAGGCATCACCGATATGCTTGGTAATCTTCCCGATTCTAACAAGCTTGGTCCGTTTGCTGGTTTCGTTGAGAAACTTAAGAAGGCTTTCGAAGATTTTAAGACTACAGCAGAGCTTGGTAAGGGTTCTGTAGGTCTTTTTATTTCAGGCGTTGTTGAGAAGCTTTCCAAGATAGATTTCAGAGGCGGAGCGATTACAGCTCTGATCGGTGCTCTTGGTATATTTGTCTTCAGATGGTCTAAGGTCGGCAAGAGCTCTGCTAAGGCTATTAAGGCATTGGGAGACTTTATCAAGAATGGTGGTAAGGTAGCTCAGACAGCAGTCGACAAGTACAACGGTTTCCTTAAGATTGCAGCGGCTATCGGAATTATCGCGGGTTCGATCTGGCTTCTTGCGCAGGTCCCTGCGGATCGTTTTAGAGAAGTGTGCATAGCTCTTGGCGTGGCATTTGTGGCTATGGCCGGAACTATATTACTGCTTTCGACTCTTAAGATTCCGGAAGATAAAATCAAAGCGATAGGTGTTGCTTTTGGCGGCATGGGCGTGGGCTTTCTTGCTGTTGCAGCGGCTGCTAAAATCATCGGTAACATGGATGAGAACGAGCTAAAGAAGGGCGGAGGAGCTCTCGTAGGCTTCGTTGTTATGGTTGTTGCAGCAGCTAAGCTGGCAGGTAAAGTTGGTGTTGGAGCTGGTGCAGCGTTTGTTGGACTTGGTGTCGCACTACTTCTGCTCATTCCGTCGATCGTTATATTCTCGAAGATGGATACGCATACGCTTGTTAAGGGTGGCGCAGCAGTCTTCGCGTTTATGTTGATGATCGCTAAAGCCGCTAAGGTCGCAGGTGATGCTAAGGGAACTCTCGGAGCATTTCTCGGCATATCCTTAGGCTTGCTGCTTCTTATTCCGTCCATAAAGTTGTTAAGCAACATGGATGCTGGTACTCTTCTTAAGGGTGGCGCAGCGGTTGTGGCGTTAATGTTCATGATGGCTGAAGCAGCTAAGCGAGCTAACGGTGGATCTAAGGGCTTCCTTGGTATGGCAGTAGCTATTGCTGTTATTACTGGAGCTATGTACGTTTTAGCGGGTCTTCCTTGGGCGGCGTTATTTATGTCGGCTAAGTCACTGTCGATGGTGCTTGACTCTGTTGGCGAGGCTTTGTCGAAAGTCGGCAAGATGAAGTTCACCGAGATCCTTAAGGGAGTGTTCGGCCTTACTGCAGCAATTGCGGCCATCAGTGTTGCTTTATATTTGCTGTCTGAGAAGGGCGATTCCACAGAGCAGCTCAAGAGTGCGTTAGGTATTACGGCTATATTAGTAGCTTTTGGCTTAATGGCTCCTGCTATTGAGACCTTATCCAAGATTCCATTCCAGGCAGGTGTAGTAGCAGCTGGAAATGCTATGGTATTCTTTGGCGCTATGGTAATTTGCTTAGGAGCTCTTGGAGAAATAAGTCAGCTTGGTGGCGGCAGAGCAGGCGATGCCATCGTTAACGGATGTACTTTAATAGGACGTGCTATTTCAGGCTTCCTTGATGGATTCGTTGGAGATACGTTTAACGGCGTCGGCGAAACGGTGTCGTCAATTGGCGAGCACTTAAGTAGCTTTGGCCAATCCATCGGAGGTTTTATAGATAGTTTATCAACAGTTGACGATCAAACCGTCACTAATGCTAAGAATCTTGCCCTGGCTATATTAGCTATTTGTGGAGCAGACCTTTTGGATGCTCTTACAGGTTGGCTTAGAGGCAGTCATGATCTCGACAGTTTCAGCGAAAGCTTTGAACCGTTAACGAATGCTGTAATCGCCATGAACGCTGCGCTGGCTAATGAGACTCTTGACAGTGAAAAGATCGGTCAGATGGCTGACGTTGTAACCAGGATGACTGAGCTTGCAGATGCCGTTCCTAAAACTGGTGGAAAGTTACAAGTTCTTACTGGTGTTAAAGATTTGTCTGCGTTTGCAACTGACATGAACGAGTTCATCGGCGAAGGCGGGTTCACCGACTTTATGGCTTCGGTCGACAGCCTTAACATTTCGCCGACGGTCCTTGCTAAGATGTTTACGATCAAGAGCTCTACGTCGGCAATGATTGACCTTGCAAATGCGCTTCCTAAGAGCGGCTTTATCTCGACGTTCATCGACGGCACAGCCGATCTTGGAGAGTTCGCGGCTAACATGGCAGCATTCCTTGCTTACGATAAGTACGGTTTGTTTGTGACGCGCGTTGACTTAGTGGGCGACGCCGATCTTGGTAAGCTTAGAGGCAACATTATCCCTGCAACTCAGGAGATGATAAACCTCGCTAACAAGATTAAGTCGAATACATCCATTATTGATGCAATTACAGGCCGTACGGACCTTGGAAAGTTTGGCGAAACCCTCGCTGGCTTTGGTTCAGGCATCGAAAAGTTCAGTGATAGTGTTGCGAATGTCTCAACTTTCAAAATAAGCAGTATAACCGACACACTATTCAGATTAGCGGACCTTAACACTTCGGATAAAGTCAAAGGAAACGGGCTGGCAACATTTAGCACGGCTCTTACAACTACCGGAGAAGGCGTAAGTTCCTTTAACAAAGATACTGAAGAGGTAACCACGGAAAGACTCAGTGATCTTATCGGTGGTCTGACGAATCTTCACAACTTGTTATTGATATTAGCAGCAACTAATTACTCTGGTGTTGATAATTTCACCGAGGCAATGAGAAAGCTCGCAGAAGCGTCCGTAACAGAGTTCATTGAAGGCTTCGCTGCCAATACCGAAGCTGCAACAGTAGCTGTTCAAGGCTTTACAGCAGCTGTCACTGAAGCTCTTACCGGTGATCCGGAAGCAATCCAAGCTAAAGCAAGGAGCATTATAACGACGTTCAGCTCTGAGATCTATGCTCCTAGCGGCAGCCTAATGATGCAAGCTTCCGGTGAGCACTTGATTAATGAGCTCATTGACGGTATTAACAACATCAAAGAAGGTACACTTGAGACCAGTGCAAAGGGCATTATCACAACTCTGAGTGCTGAGATTTATGCTCCCGGCGGTGGATTGATCATGAAAGCGTCCGGCGAGCACATGGTAACTTCCATCGTCGAAGGTATTACAGCGATGCTCTCAGAGATTACCAAGGCCGCTATAGCCATTGTTGCAATGTATGGAGCTGGAATCCTCTCGAGAAGAGCGGTTCTCAACCAGTACGGTAACATTATGGTTGCTGCCGCTTACAACGGTGCAAGTACTAAGAACGGTGACTTCTACGATCTGGGTCAGGATGCTGCTGATGGTTACGCCAGAGGTATCAGGTCTAAAGCTCAAGACGTTGCTGATGAAGCCCGGGAGATGGTGTCAAAGGCAATTAGAGCTGCCCAGAATGAACAGGATTCTGCGTCACCTTCAAAAGTGTTCAGAGGTCTGGGTCAAGACGGCGGCGAAGGCTACGGTCTTGGCTTTGGCGATATGATTTCCATGGTTGTTACTTCGGTTAGAAACATGGGTCACGCTGGCATTATGGCTATGCAGGACACCATTTCGCACATTAAAGATTCGGTCGATTCTGGTATAGACTTCAATCCGGTTATTACTCCGGTGCTCGATCTGAGCCAGATGACCAGCGGTGTAACATCTGCTAATGCCATGCTCTCGAGTATGCAGCTTAACGGACTTGCGGCAACAGCTGCTATAACTATTGCTAACCAGCATAACGCTGCACTGGCACAGGCTAAAGCAGTCGATCCGATTGATTACACCAAGTATCTTAGCAGCCTGATCGAGAACACCAGGAATACTGCTAATGCCGTCAAAGAGAATCGTTACGCGATTATTGACGGAGATTCTGCCTTTGACTATTTCGATAGACGCTTAGGCATGGCTTGATATTTAGGAGGCTTTTCTTTCACCGGAAGGGCCTCTTTTCTATTAACGGGGATGGAGTATGAGATATTTTAAACTAGAGAATTCTTCGGGTTCTTCCTTTGACATTACTAATGAAGAGTATCTCTTTCATGACATAACGGGCCTCGGTTTCGATGAGGATAACGATTTCAGGCGGGTCGGTCCCGTGTGGAGGCTGGACTCTGCTGAGTACAACCAGATGGCTGTAACAGGAAAGATACTGTTCTCCGAAGAAGGAGATCTCACTCCTTACCGTAAGTACGTTGCTTTTAGAAATTTTATCCAAAAAGCGCCATTAACTCTGATCTACTATCCGCACGGTTTCGGCACAGAACCTTATTACAAGAAAGTTCGTTCCGCAAAGCTGGCTAAGTCTGAGATAAATGAGTATGGCGTTCTGGATTGCGACATCGAGTTCATGCCGTATACTCCGTGGTATACAACGTCTACTTACGAGAATATAATACCAGAGGACACGGAGACTAAGTACGGCGGATGGATTTGGGACATTGGTAATAAATGGAGAGACTCCGATTCGGACGAAGTAGATCCTATCGGTACTATCTATTATCCATTTTCACAAATGTCAGAGCTTTCACCATCAATGGTACATCCTGATGGAGACCAAACGACATTTAAAATTGTTAGAGGAGCTTCTCCGGTTTCTTTTACCGTGGATAGGCAATTTATCGTTCCTGCCGGATACTATCGGATGGAATTACAAACAGATGCTGATGTCGGATCCGCGGCAGCAAAATTTGTTTTGTACGAACAACGCAACGGAGATGACGAATTAATTCGTAAAGCGGATTATAGTTTGCTAGAAACTTTTGAGGTGGGAATGCAAGAAGACATCTATGCATCGTCTTCCGAATTAACTATTAGGTTTTATTTTCCGCCGAACGAAAGTTTTAATTTTACAGTCAAGCTTGTTCTAACGAAGATTGCTGACGCGGCTCTTTACAAGTTCTCTTATGAAACGCACAGTAGCCTCAGCTTTAACGTTGATGCTGACGTAAAAGGACTTGCTAAGCTAAAAATCAAAGGACCGGCGACAAACCCTCAGTGGACACATTACGTTGACGGAAAGATTGTAAGTAGTGGCGGAATTAGCTCGGGCTCCGAATTAACTCTCGGGGCTGATGATATTTTGGTCGTTGACAACACCGAAGGCGCATACACTATCGATCTGGTTAGGCCTAACGGAGACGTGGTAAATGTATATTCTCTTCGTGACTTTGACAGAAAGTGCTTTATAACGCTTGAGCCCGGCGAGAACACCATAAACGTGTCGTCTGATAAGGGAGAACCTCTTAGCTTTGAAATAGAGGGGTGGTTACTCTATGCAACAGTATAACGTTGACATTTTTGATCGTCAGCTGAACTTCGTGTTTAATGCATCAGCTCCTGTTATAAGCATCGATGACGATTATATTTCCTCGACAGTGAACACCGTAGAAGTTCCTGCAACAGATCTTGTTAAAAGCGGTCAATTCATAAGGCTTGAATCAGACACTTTTAGCTTCTTTGGTGTAGTAACCGATGCTTCTCCTGGAGAGCACACCACATCGATTCAGTTCAAGTCTTTTATAACGGTATTCGACGAAGACTTTTTATTCGACAGTCTACTTCAACGCAGCGCCTCACTCTCACACCAAACTCTTGAGGAAACCATCGCAAAGTATATTCAGGAGCTTTACGTTACCAATTCGGATTCATCACAGAATCTTCCTATTACTATAACCGTCGATCCGTCCATTAATCAGACTGACGTTTGGGCGTTAGGTATGGCAACGGAGAACGACAACACATATTTCTGTATAGGTAACCTGTACAAGAGCATGATAGTGACTGCTCTTAAGAAATACGGAATTGTAATCGATGTCATACCGGATCTGTCGGAAAAGCTGGTAAAGCTAAGAATTACTAAGAAAACGACCGCTGTTAAAATTGACGCCGACCTCAAGAATGTGTATATGAAGACTCTTAAGTATAAGAATAAGAGCTCAGGCACAAACAAGCTGGTCGTATATAACATAGAAAACTTTAACCAGTCCGTTACCTTTTATGTGCATACAGATGACTCGTGGGACAACGAAGACAGAGATCGTGTAATCCCAGTTATTCGTGAGATAAGAAGTGTAACTCCGGATTCCGATATTGCAGATCCGTCTGCCGCTTTTACTGTAGCTGCTACCGAAGTTGCTTACAGCACTATTTCAGGATCGGCTTACGATAACTTAATCGAACTTGAGACTTATATAGGCGATCCGATCGTTAAGCCCGAAGAACTCCGTATAGGGCAAAGCGTTTCTATTTCTTACAAAGGGGCTAAGTACACGAGTATTTTAACAGGGCGAAAAATTAATAATAGTAAAATTACGCTGCTCTTTGGCTCTGAGCGTATAGAGTATTCTAAACGAGTGGCTATGAATGGAGGTAAAACATGAGTGCAACTGCTGACATTCGCATTTATCCAGGCAAAGAGCTGTTTGCCTCAGACATGGCTGAAATTCTGAGAGCTGCTATGGTCAACAGCGGAAGAATTCAAGGCTGCGTTATATCTGCATCAGACGGGGTACTTAGTATATCTAGCGGAAGGCTTGCAATTGCAGGGCGAGTTGGAGTAGTAACGGGAGGAACTATACCCGTACCAACGCTTTCTGCAAATGCTCAGTGTACGGTTGTAGCGATTTGCGATCTATCGAGAGAAAATGAGCCTCTTCGCATTGAGATGCTATCTCCCGATGATTATGCGACTCTCCAAGACAACGCTACAGCGGCTGAGTCATTTAACGATAGTGGAACAGGCGTTCAATATACAGAATTAGCGGTAGCAAGCGTTAACGCCACAACCGGAAAAGTTACAACATGGGGATCAAGAGTCAAAAATGCTAGCTCAAGCGCGGCTTATACCGAGATAAAAGATCTCTTGACTTGGAAAAAGATCGGCACCAGTACCGGCAGAGTTGACATGGACGTTCCTTACGAAGCTAAGGAGCTTTTCATTACGGCCCAGATTTTGTATACGTCAACGCTTTATTATAACGTGAACATTCATCTGGTGGTTGCACCTGAGATTTTCAGAAGCGACGGAAAAGAAACCATAAACATTAACTACTATCCTAACGACTCTTATGGTTACTTTGCTGTCGGCACAAGAATTGTGTTACCTACGCAGAAAAAGATCAAGCTCACGTCTGCAAACACCGGAAGCACCGATGTAACTTCCAGTACGGTGTGGACCGTTTATTACAGATAAGGAGACTTCAAAATGGCAGTAGATGGATACCTTCCTAAGATTACTCTTCCGTCTGGCGAGTCCGATATACGCAAGGGAGACGGAATCGCTCTGATCTGTAATGGAAAAGCTATGCTAATCGATGCCTATCAGGGCGATGAAGCGACCAATAATCTTATATCTTGGTTGAAGTCCCAGAACGTTAAAGAGATAGAGCTTGCCGTTCTCACTCATGCACACGGTGATCACTTCCTTGGCTTTTATTCTGTTGTAAAAGCTGGTATTAAGATCAAAGAGTTTCGCTGCTATCATGTAGACTCAATCCGTGGCGGTAATGCTGCTTCAAGAGAAGACTCCGATAACCTGCTCGAACTGGTCAGATGGCTGCAGGCGAGAGGAACCAGAGTGCTGTTCGTAGATAAAGGCAGTACGCTTAAGTTCGAAGATATTACATGGAAGATCTATCGTAATCAACCCGCTAAGGCAGCAGACGATGACGATAATGCATGGGAATACGTTAATAATGGCTCCCTGGTTCTGTGGTCTCCTGAGATCGAGGTAATGTTCCCGGGAGATGGACCGGCTGACGTAAAGTACGCAATCGAATATTTTAACAGTAATATCAGCCTTTTTGTCGTCTCTCATCACGGAAATTCATGTACAAAATCTAATGCCAGAGCAGTCGCTAACGCAGGCTGTGTTGTAGCATGGGAGTCTTGTATTGAGAAGAACGGTCCAGGCACAACAGAATGGACGGAATTTGGCGCAAGGAGAGTCAGACAGGTTGGAATACCTGTGTTGATGCAGAACGAGCCAGTAACGTTCCACGCTGAAAACGGTGTGATTACGATTCGTCAGGGCAGTAAAACATTTACTAAGAAAATCTCTTATCAGGGGAAAGGAGGAAGCGTGTCACTCGAAGGCTGGAAACATGATGATAAGGGCTGGTGGTATAGAAAAGCTGACGGTAGCGCCGTATACGAATGGGCCAAACTGAAATGGTCCAAAGGTCTGAACTGGTTCTACTTCAACGGCAAAGGCTATATGGTCACCGGATGGCATTATCTGGAATGGTCTAAGGGTCGTAACTGGTTCTACTTTGATCCTAAGGATGGTAACATGAAGACCGGTTGGCTATACGACAATGGTTCCTGGTTCTATCTCGATCCAGATACTGGTGCAATGAGAACCGGATGGATCAAATACAAAGAAAAATGGTGTTACCTTGAACCGGTTAGCGATAAAAATCATGTTCAGGGCCATTGCTACGTTAACTGCCGTGCTACTATAGGCGGTAAGTTATATTCTTTCGACAAAGACGGATACGCTACAGAGATTACCAGTAAATCCCCTCTGGATGGGTGTGATGTAGCTTCTTATCAGTACGACATTAATCCGGCGGCCATGACGACCACGGATTTTTTCATTGTTAAGTTTACACAAGGAAACTGGTATGCTAATCCTTATGCCGATCAGCAGTATTCTAAGGCTAAGGCTGCCGGTAAACTTCTTGGCGCATACCACTACGGAGAAGGCGGAGATCCAGTTAAAGAAGCTCGATATTTCTGTGCCAAGGTTGGCTCCAGAGCTGGCGAATGCATCCTCGCTCTCGATTGGGAAGGTAAGAGCAACAGTAAGTTTAACACATCCGAAGAAGTGGCTTGGGTTCTCAAGTTCGCTATGGAAGTCTACAGGCTTACTGGCGTTCATATTTTCCTCTACATGTCCAAATCAGTTACAAGGAGAAGAAACTGGTCCGAGGTCGCTAAAGACGTAAGGCTCTGGTGCGCTCAGTACGCCAACGATAACTTCACTAACTACCAGGATAATCCCTGGACAGATAGTAACGGTTGGGGCGCTTGGGCCAAAGACACCATTCGGCAATATTCTTCTCATGGAAGAGTAAGAGGCTACGGCAAGAATCTTGACATCAATAAAGCCTATATGTCACAGACTGACTGGGTAAATGCGGCTAAGGGCATCGAGGTAACTCCTATTGTCAGTTCTAAGCCTGCTCCTAAGACTCAATGGGCCGCATGTGTTACCCAGACAACGTCTCCTGTTAAGATTAGTAATTCTGGCTCCGATGAGAACAGAGCTTACAAGAACGGTAAAGCAGGAGATCAAAATGGTAGGGAATGGTACATCAGAGACTGGTATAACTATCCCTGGAACTGTGTACTTAGGCATCCTCTTGCTGAAGTTAGGGCTTGTATTGCGACTCTTGCATATAAAGCGGCTCAGAACGACAACATTGGTTACGACCAGAACCAGAGAGACTCTTATGGCGTAGCTTTGGCTAAGGCTGACTACGATCCTAGTAAGATTACAACGCCTGTCGAGTCGGATTGCTCTAAGGGTGTCATCGATAATGTTAAGGCGACTGGTTATATTCTCGGAATACCTGAACTTCAGCATCTTGAAGCGACTTACACAGGCAACATGAGAGCTGGTATGTCAAAAGCGGGCTTTATAGTGCTTACAGAGAGTAAATACCTTACAAGCGGTGACTATCTGATGGCCGGTGATATTGTTCTCAATGACAAGCACCACACAGCTACTGTTGTAACAAACGGCGTTAAGAGCGGTAACGAGACCAATACTATGCCTCTTGTTAAGGACGGATCGACTGGCTATGCGGTATCTCAGCTTCAGTCTATGCTTAATAAGGTGAATTATCGTAACCAGAAGAAACTTGATGTCGATGGCGAATTCGGACCGCAGACTAAGGCTCAGGTGATCTTCTACCAGATGGATAGAGGCTTAACTCCCGATGGCGAGGTAGGACCGATTACCTGGGGAAGACTTTACGAAGACGTATACTAAAAATTCCCCGGATGGATTTTTCTGGAAAACTTTTGAAATATGTATGTTAACTATAACGCGAATCCTTCAGGTAAGGCTACGGGAGACTGTGTAATCAGGGCTATCTCCACAATTACTGGTCTTCCGTGGCGAACTGTTCACTGGGACCTTGCGGAGCTTAGCAACGAGATGTACCAGATGATGGATGACAACCCTATTTGGCATGAATATTTGCGCAGGCTCGGATTTCGCATTCAAATGGTCCAGTGGCCTTGTTCTAGAATTAAAGATTTTTGCAGATGCTTCCCGTACGGCAAGTATATTCTTGGTACAGGTAAGCACGTTATAGCAGTAATAGACGGCGATTATTTCGATACTTGGGATTCAGGTAACGAACTCGCCGTCTTTTACTGGAAATTGGAGGAGTAAAGAAAGGAGACAATATGCCAACTAACTATAATCAGTATCAGGTACCACAGACTATTACCATGTTTACCGTTCACGGAGAAGAAGGCGCCAACGCATTTCCGGTAGCTCCCGGTCAGAAGGTAACCCTTATCGATGCTGATAACGCAGTAATTTATGTTAAGAGCGCTAATCAGTTTGGACAGGCTCTTCCGCTTGAAGTTTACGACATGGTATTCAGACAGCCGCCTGTTCCTGAGGCACCTTCCGCTACTCCTGCAATGTCCAAAGACGAGATCACAGCAGAAGTTAACAGTGCGGTTAAGGCTGCGCTTCAGAAGTATTTTCCACAGATCAACTTCAATGATTAAGGAGGTCTAGTATGAATCCTTTATTTGGTAATGGCGGAATGGGTCAGAATAATGTATTTGGTCCGTTTGGCGGCGCTATGAACTTTATGAATCAGTTTAATCAGTTTCGGCAGGGAATTCAGGGGAACCCTCAGCAGATGGTACAAAACATGCTTCAAAATGGGCAGATGAGCCAGGAGCAGTTTAACCAGCTAAGCAACATGGCGAACCAGATCATGCCGTTCATGAGGAGATAAAATGCAATGGCATTAACTAACATAGAAGTAAATGTAGAATTAGATTTGTATGACCATAATTTGACACCGTCTACAATTAAAGCTATTGCTTTGGATAAGGGGAGCAGGTATGTTAATGCCCTTATTCGTGATCGTGGAACTGTATATGATATCGGAGCTGATACGCAAGTAGTTCTTACGATTATTAGACCTGATAAGACTGGTGTACAGATTACTGGTCAGCCGCGTAACCAAGAGGGAGAGGGCTCTCCTACGACCGTATACGGAGCTTATGCAGAACTTACGCAGACAGCCCTTGCCATTAAGGGTACTCTTCAAGCCCAGTTCAAGTTAACAAACGGTCAACAGATTCTAAGAAGCGAGATATTTACCATCAACAACGGTGTTGCTCTCGATGCTGAGACTGATACGTGGGCGGGCGAATATCAAGGCTACAACCTCGATGAACTGGTTCAGACGGTCAATGAATCATCGGCAAAAGTCGATGCGATGGAGCAGGATGTTAGTGAGTTAAAGAGCGGAATTAGAGATTTGCAAGACGGCGGATATGTTGCCGATGCACAGAAGATACAAGAAAAAATTGACAAGTATCTTGACGAACATCCCGAAGCCACTACGACCATACAGGACGGAGCAGTGACCACTGACAAGCTCGCTGATAAGGCAGTATCAAAGCCAACTCTTGCTGACGGAGTATTAGAGTTGTTCGACAACACTGGATTCTATGATGAGGTTACTGTTACGACAGGGACATACATTAACGGAAACGGAAACGATACGGCTTATTATATCGCCACTGTGCCGAAGCACGACACCGAAGGGAATCAGATTGACATCTATGCAGGGTATGATACTGATGTATCTCCGTTGGGATACGCAGGGAAAAACCTTACAACTCTGACCACTAATACGTCCCTTGACCTTGCAGCAGGCAAGCCTGCGGTCATATCTAACGGCGAAGTGGTAAGGGAAAGCACATTTGACAGAATCGCATCCAACTATCCTTTCGTTGTTTATGTCGGGTTCGATTCCGACAGGGTTCCGCATGAATACCCGATAACCACAACTCCTGCGGCAATGATAGGTGACGGAATCGTCAATGCGGCGGCGGCATATTACAGGCTTGTTAGGAACAGATCGGCAGTGGATGTTTCCGACATCGGGCTCCCTGCTTCTAACCTCAAAGCGCATCCTCGTATGGCTATGTTTACAAAATCCAATGGTGACATCTGCTTCTTAGCTTGCGATGGTCGGGATTCTATCGATGAGGGTCTTACACCGTCAGAGCTTGCAGGGTTAATGATTGACCTTGGAGCGGTCGACGGTTGGAACATGGACGGCGGCGGCTCTACGTCAATGGTAGTTCAATGCAATAAGATAAATCGCAATGTTGATGGTAACGGCACGGAAGACAGGAACATCAATGTTACTTGGAACGTGGCACACAAATTTGATAACTCTGCCACGCAGGAAGCAATTGCACAGATAGGCATCGAAAAGCAGAGACTTATCAAGCAGATTCTCACTTATATCGGAATTTCAACAACGGAAGAAGAAACAGACCCGACCACTCTTGACGCAGGTGATTACTACATCATTCACGCAGACAATGTTCCGTCAGAAGCATCGACCAATGGATTCGCCAAAATACTGCGAAAAAGAAATTCCAAAGTTGCTAGAGTCTACTGGCAACCGTATTCAAGCAGTGCCGTCTTTTTGAAGTGGACTAATGGTGTAGAACCTGTAACGTGGAGCGATTGGATCAAGCTTGATGCCAATGAACTGTGGGACATCGGAGTAGCCATCCCGACAGGCTCAGACATCAATAATTATACAAGCGTAGGAAAATATCGTGTAGCATCGGCATCCGTTGCGAACAACATTAGCAATATTCCCACCAAATCCGCTGGAACGCTCTTTGTATTCAAGAGCAATAACGACAATGTTCTATATCAGGTGTACTACACAGGATATGCCAAAGTCTATACAAGGCGAATCAATCTTGGGGCAAGTCCTGTTGAGTATGGAGCGTGGGCGATATTCTCTGAAATCCGCACAAAGACCGTTTCAGCGACATCGGATGTAAACGGAGTTATATCTCTGGATTCCAGTTTTAACAGCTCTGAAGTGCTTTCCATGCACACAAGCGGCTACATTATTTTGCCGTACAAGGATGGGACGGCATGGAAAGGCAAACTGCTTGATACATCATTACAGCCTGTAGCGGCAACGGTCAGTGTGGTTGTGACGCACACATTGAACACGTACATCAATGACGTGACAAGTTAAAGGGGGTGACCGATGGATACTTCCAAAATCATTAAAGGGGTGATAAGTAACGGTAGATACACCGTAACTGCTCCCATTGTCAAAGAGGACTACGGATTATACCTCAAGATTGAGGGGTTGGAACTGCCGTCAACGTATGAGGTGGATTTCAGCAATTCCGAATCAAACGGTACTAGCGTAACTATGATAGGAAACGCTGACGGAGTATTAATCCCTCACCAGTTTATCGACACTGGAAAAAACATTTTTGCGTTTCTGTATCATGTCGGGGCTAATTACGGAAGAACCGTTTATAAATTCCGCATTCCCAACAAAGTCAGACCTGACAGAACAAATGAAGAGCCTACACCAGAAGAACAGTCAGTGATTGACCAGACCATTTCTGCTCTGAATGATGCGGTAGAAGAAGCAGAGGGATATGCACAGACCGCAAGCGATAAAGCTGAGTCCATCCATGACATGACGGCTACGGCGCAGACCTTGCCCGAAGGCTCTGAGGCTACTGCATCCTATAATGCGGAAACAGGGGTTATGTCTTTCGGTATCCCTGCTGGTGCTACTGGAGCGCAAGGCGATAAAGGTGATAAAGGTGATAAGGGGGACACTGGCGCACAGGGCGTCAAAGGTGACAAGGGCGATAAAGGTGATACTGGAGCCACTGGAGCCAAAGGCGATAAAGGTGACAAAGGCGAAAAGGGCGACCGTGGAGAACAGGGCATTCAAGGACCTCATGGAGAGCAGGGTGTACAAGGCATCCAAGGACCCAAAGGAGACAAAGGTGACACAGGACCGCAAGGACCGAAGGGTGATGATTACACTCTGACCGAACAGGACAAGCAGGATATTGCTGAGTTGGTAGATATACCCGAAAGCGGAATGGTGGTTACTGCGACTATCAGCGGAAATAATTATCGCATTGATTCCACTTATGACGATATTAAGTCCGCACTGTCACAGGGCAAAACAGTCGTAGTAATGACACAAGGTGTTCCTCAGCCTTATGTCGGGAATGTGCAATTGAATGGCGAGTGGTTTTTGGCATTCGGTGTATCCACAATTTATGACAACGTAGCCACACTGGCAGGATTTATGATTCCTGAGACATATCAGAATGTTGCTGTGTGGACGCAACAGAATACGACCATTCCACAGGTGAATGATGTGCAGATTAACGGTCAGAGCATTGTCAGTGATGGTGTGGCGAATGTGCCGATGGCTTCTAATAACAATTTAGGAGCAATTAAATCTGCTTCGTATGGTGGCATTATTATAAACGAAAATGGAGAACTATTAACTAATAGACCACTTGAAAACGTTATAAAGGGCGGTGGTAACGCATATAGACCGATTGTTCCAGATGTTCAGCATATTTCAACTTTCTATGGCCTCGCCAAAGCCGCAGGAGACACAACCCAATCTCAGAGCAGTAATGCGGTGGGAACGTATACGGAAGAAGCCAAATCTGCTATCTCCGAAATGCTTGGTGGGTCTGTATCAGTCAGTGGTACTACTCCCACAATCGTAGCAAAACCGGGCATCCGATACGTCTGTGGCGAAGTCGCAACACTGGATTTCACGCCTAGTGCAACAGGCATCTGCGATGTGGTGTTTACAAGTGGTAGTACTACTACGGTTCTGACTGTTCCGAGTACAATCAAATGGGCGAACGGATTTGACCCGACAAGCCTTGACGCTAATACTACCTATGAACTCAATATCATGGACGGATTGGGGGTGGCTTGTGCATGGACTTGATGAACATTCGCAGAGGGATGCTAACGGGGCAAAGGGACAAAAACATTGCATACGAGGCATGGAATCTGTCGTTTGACGGAACAAATTGTATCAATACGGGTGTGTACCTCTTTACTGACGAAAACATTAATAGAGATTTTGAACTTGTTGCAGAAGGAATAAATGGAAGTGATACATTTGCTTCATCGGGGACTATTATTTGTGCAAAGCATAATGGCAAGTCTTACGGTTTTCTTGTAAGGTTGAATGGCAGTTCATATGCTAATTATAACGGAACGATTTCCTTGAAGATGAACTACGACAACTCCTTAATCGTACGGAGAGTAAACGGAGTTATCTCGATTAGCGGTGACAAGATTACCAACCCAAAGGTCCAATTCACCAATGCCGTCTTTGAACATCCTCTAGTCATTGGATGCGCAGTGGACGATGACGGAACATATTACAGATACGGACATGGAACGATACAACACATAGTGGTCAGATGGCTATAGGAAGGAGCAAATCCATGAGACAGATATTTATAGTTAATGCAACACAGGTCGTAACTTCAGAATCCCATCCCGAAGGGGTATATTCTACAGTAAGCGGATACCCTAAGACCTTCGACAGTCGCAACTACAACGCCACTGCCGAGAATCCTAACGGCGATGAAGAGCGTGCATTGCAGGTCGCAAAGGCTGAGTATTTCAGCAGACTTTCCGCTATGTATTCCGCAACAGGCAGAGCGATGGCAGTGGTCACCCTTGAGAGAGCAGACGGACGACAGATTATGAGGGAATCCATCGGAGCGTTTCCTGATATGACACCTACTCCTGAGCCTACTCCCGAACCCGAAGAGGTGGTGGAAGAATAAGCAGAGGTGACAGAATGAATAACAGATTATGCGATTTGTTAATATCAATTCTTCTCCCAATAGCGACACTCACATTGCTCGCATTTCTTAGGTTAGTGATGCTTGGATACTAATAACCGCATAAAGCAAACTTTTACTGAGGAAGTGACGGAAGAGTAAGCAGAGGTGACAGAAAATTGAAACCTATACGGTTTGGAAGTTTTGGACAACTCATTCGTTGCCGTTACTGATTTTTAAGTCACTTAAAGCGCACTTTAAAGTCGAAAACTATTAACCAGAGGACTCTAACTTACTAGGGTCCTCTTTTATATTTTCTGAAAGAAGGTGATTCCGTTGGGCTAGTCACACTCTTTCACACAACTGAATAGCGAACTGGCAACACTAAACAATTTATATTTTAACCAAGGAGGATAATTATATGTCTCTTATGGATAATAGCAACGGAATGGTTATGCCTGTATCTCCTATGTATGGTAATGGCGGCTGTGGGGCGGCTTAAGGAGGCTTAGATGGAAGATATTATACAGTTTGTCTCGCAGTTTCATTTTCGCAATGAACTGTGGGTTCTCTTCATTCCGCTGGGGCTGATGGCGATCGACGTGCTTACAGGTATCATCAAAGCTTGGGCGCATAATGATTTCCAGTCTGCAATTATGCGTGCGGGTCTTGCTAAGAAAGCTGGAGAGATCATGATTCTGGTGGTTGGAGAACTCGTATCATACGGTCTTATGCTCCCCGACGTTATCATGAATTGCATCAGTTTCTACATTATATTTATGGAGGTCATGTCGATCATGGAGAATGCCGACGAACTGGGTATTCCTATTCCTAAGTTCGTTCGGGATGTCATTAATAATGTTGATGATAAACTCCAGCATGGCGATGATCATAAGGAGGAGTAGTTATGGCTAACACAATTCTTGAAAAACTGCAGGAGAAGCATCCTAACGCAGAAGGAATCAACGACGCAAGAAACATCGCTGAAGCTGTTGCCTGTATCAACGGCACTGGCGGCAGAGGGGCTAATGCGATCGCGGATAAGTTCCCTACCGTAACGGAGAACGAAAAGCCGGAGACCCCGTAAGAGTTGAACATCCTTGCTAGCACATGTTTAACAAATAAAAGTGGAGACGTATGGTCACGGAATTGGTCATGAGTAGTGGCTGAAGTCTATATTTATGGGCAATGTAAGTGGGTTCGAATCCCGCTATCTCCACTCCGTAAAAATTACCCCTAGGCGTCGTCACTGATGTCTAGGGGCTTTCTTTATGCATTTCTGAGAATCATTTCTTACAAATGCTATTATTTTTTCAGTTTTGAGAACCTAATTTGTCACGAATTTGGTCACGGAATCGAAGTGATTTAGCGCCTTGTCCGTAAGAGCAGCAGTCTCATCAGATAAGGTGAGGTGATGGTTATATTTTACAGGCCTTATAGTGACAATTGTGTCGCACAAAGGAGGTACTGGCATGAAAGATAGAACTGTATATGTAGTCACAGCAGGCTTCTCGCCTGAATCGTATAGCGTACAGTATGATCTGGTAGGTGTATATCTTGCTAAAGAAACAGCAGAAGACAAAGTTAGAAAACTTAGACTTCGCGATATTCACGGCAAGATTCACGAAGTTAAGATCGGCTACGAGTATCCGGTTGAGGAGAGCTGGAGGCTTGCCAAAGACGAAATGACTATTGGAGGCTATATCGAATGACAGTTTGTCAGGAGGGCATCTTTAACAGGTGCTCTTCTTTTTTTTTGTGCATATATTACAGTCCTTATAGTGACCAAATAGTGGTCGCAAATAAAGGAGGTTTAATATGACAACAATGGAAAGAGAAGCAACTGATATCGTTAAAAAGCTTAATAGCAATGCAGATGCGCTGGCTAATATCGCCACCAAAATCGCATGTAACAGTGGGATGGACTACAGTGACATACGGTTCGAGATAGGCGACATCATCAGCGTTCATAAAGAGCTTATCGAGCATATTAGTATGCTTCACAGAGTATCGATTAAGGCTTGCAGAATTTGCGAGGATCATGACTTGATCGAAGAGGAGTCCTAACAAGGGCTCTTCTTTTTTGTTTATATTCTACAGTTCGTATAATGAAGGTAAACATAGGCACCCTTAAGAGGCCCACGATCTTGTTAAGCAAGGGAGGCCGCTGTGGAAGTAACAGCTACCTATGTATAAGCAGTAGCGTGGCTCACCTTCTTTATTTTTTTTTTCGTACATAATTTACAGTCCTTATAGTGACCAAATAGTGGTCATAAATAAGGAGGTATCATTATGGAAAGAATCAAAAAGGCATTCATTATGACGGCAATTGTATTTGTGAACGTTATTACACAGATCGGTACAGCGGGACTTCTCGCGACTGGAGTATATCTGTTGAACAGCTATTTCGGCTGGGCTGCGGATGCCCCGGCGTGGAGATACGGTCTCGGCGGCCTTCTGTATCTGGCGTTTAATGCGCCGTTTATATGGAAGCAGTGCAAGATCACATATGATGCATGGACGTATTTATTCTAACAAAAAGGCATTGAGGTCTTGGCAAGATTGTCAGGGCCTCTTTGTTTTTTGTTTATATTTTACAGAGGTTATAATGACAATTGTGTCGCAGTAAGGAGGAAGTATGAAAGCAAAATTTAGCAGAATTGATGCCGCCTGTGAACAGATTGAGCACGAGACAAGGAAGATCAGTGACATTCTTTACGAGTCTGAGTACTTTAAGGACAATGAGTCTGAATGGGAAAAGATCGAAGATGCACTTAGATCTATTAACTCAAATGCTCGAGCTATGAAGACAGACGGTAATGCATTTAAAGATCGCTATACAGAACTTAAAAGCGCGATCGCAAAGGCATTGTCATAACAACACTGGAGGGGATCTACGGGTCCTCTTCTTTTTTGTGCAGCATCTGCAGGCCGTATAATAGGTTATTAACAACACATGGAGGGATAAACTATGGGTAAAAACGTAGCACTTGTAACTGTAGGTTTCTTCGCTGGCGTAGTATTCACAGCAGCCAGAGTCGTCTTTTTAGAAATGGATGGCTTTGACTTCAGCGATATTGTTCCAAAGAGCGAAGAAGAAGCAGAGGTCAAGATCAATCGTTGGAGACGGAAATATTCCGAACCCAAGCGTTGATAAAAACCGGAAGATCATCTATTACAGGTGGTCTTCTTTTTGTTTATATTTTACAGTCGCTATAGTGCAGCTATTCAACAACTCACATGGAGGAATAATCAATGAAGAAATGGACTAAATGGGACAGCTATCTGTTTAAGGAAACTAAGCCTGTATGGGACGAACTGTGCTCAGTGGACTGTAATCCGGATATTATTCCGTTCGCGTTAGCAGACGCTTGCGAGATCGGTTTCAATAAGGGATTCACGGCAGCACTGGTTGTAGCAGGAGTAACAGGTGTCGGTGTCTTTATCGGAGCGAAAGTCACCAAGCATTTCATTGACAAGAAAAAGAAATGATGGCGCAAATTGAAGGGGTCTTACAAGGCCTCTTCTTTTTTTCTAATAAATGCGTGCGCAAAAATTGCAGGGTATTAGATAAGAATAAGCACTATCAAATTCATATTTAAGAAAGGAGTATAAAATGAACTGCAAAACTATGAAAGAGAAATGGACGGAGCTTTGGGAGAACATTAAAAGATTCTTTCTCATTACGGTAATATCCGTATTGGGAACAGCTATCTTTGCGTTCATCCTGGCTTTCGGTATAATCTCAAGAGAAAACAGGGAACTTAAGAACACAATCAAAGAGATGGAAATGATGGAAGATTCAAAGAAAGAGGAGAAAAGTACTACTTCATATACAGTAGTAATCGATGACAAGACTGGAAAGATCTTGTACACCGATTTCTAAGATATATGAGGGAGAAGAGTTACATCTCCTCTCTCTTTTTTTTTTCGCGCACAAACTACAGCATATATAGTAGACAAACACACAACACCAAAAAGGAGGTACAAAAATGAACGCTATTATTATGGTTATAGTTTGTGTATTTGTAAGGATTATGATGGACGCGATTGACATCCAGGAAGGGAGAGTCTAATGCAGGCTCTTCTCTTTTTTTCGTGTGCAAAAATTGCAGTTCATATAATAGACATGAAGGAACTTGAAGTATGGGAGCCGATGGTAACATCGTATCCGGTCGAAGGTGAGAAACCCGAGATGTACACGATTTCGAGTTTCCTTTATTTTTTGTGCATAAACTGCAAATCATATAATGAACAAAAGGCAATATAAGATATTTTAACAACGCAGATTGCAATAGCTATAAAACTTATATTCCTACTCGTTAGAGAGGATGAAGGCCGAGAGAGGTTAGGCTATATAAGTATATGCACAGCTATGCAATGTTAATCCCTAGACGGTGCGAGTCCGTGACCACTATCAAGTAATTGGTAGCGATATATCTGAGCCTTAATAAAGAGTTGGTCTAAAATGGAATGACGCCCTACGGGGAAGTGACAGTGAAGAATGAACGTACTGTCACTCTTTATTTTTTTTCGCCGTACGCAGGTGACGAAAGGAGGAGGTATGGTAATAGAGTTAGTAATTGCAGGTTATATTCTAATTTTCCTGCTGGGGGTAATTCTGGGAAAAGTTCTGAAACCTAAACCCCATTGTTCTGGGAAATTGATCGTGGATGAGACCGGTGAGACTGAGAGATGGTCCTTTATGTTGGATGATCCGTTAGATGAGGTCAGAGGGCAGAAGGTTATATTCTTGGAAGTCGACAGGCGGGCATGAACTACAGTCCGTATAGTGTAACACTGTAAAGCACATAGGAGGATTTCACTATGGAAGAAACGAAACAGGTAACATTGGAGGAACTCCAGCAGTCGTTGATGAAGGAAATGACCGAAGATCACGACGCAGAGTATTACGAGGGAACAATGGATATGTTCGATCGCGTCTCCAAGGCGTTGGCTGAACAGCGCAAGGCAGAGAACGAGAAAGCTCGCATCGAAGCTGACAAGGAGAAATCGGTTAGAGAAGCCGAGGCATCTGAGTCCAGATCGAAGCGGGAATTCTGGGGAAATGTCGTTAAGGCTGGCGGCCAGGTAGGAGCTGCGGTTGTAGCAGGATTCGTGTCAATCGTAACTGTGGCAAGAATCATTAACGCAGAGGATCACGACAAGTTGGTTCTCTCCAAAGCTATCGGGTTTGTTCTGAAACCCCGTGGCTGATTAGGGTTGCCGAAGAGGCTCTGGCAGAAATGTCAGGGTCTCTTTGTTTTTGGAATTTATGCGTGCGCAAATTCTGCAGGGCTTATATTGACACAGACCACATTTTAGTGAAAGGACAAGGTGTAACTATGGAAATGTTAGTGATGATGAGTGGCAAGACATATGCAACAACGGTCATGGCAGCAGCGGCTGTCGGAGCGGCTGGAGCAGCAGCCATCGCATGGTTATGTAACAAATGGGAGCAGAGTTACAATGAGGCCCGTAACGCGGGTGTAGTTAAGTGAAAGAAAGGAGGTATGGGAGACCATGACAGTATTAGGCACGCTGTTGGTTATATTTGGTCTTATCCTGATTTTGACGGATAAGAAGTAATACAACAACGGAGGAGACTATGGCTGACATGGCCTCCTCTTTTTTTCTAAGGATGAAAACTATGAGATTACGTTGGATAACTTTCTGGGAAGATAGGTTTGAAAATGCCAGCATAAGGTTCGATCGAGCTTATCACGATTTCCGGCGCGTTATTGACACGGAAGGAACAAAGGCAGCAAAGAAATACTTAATAAGGCAGAGGATTGAAATAATAATCATGAACATCTGCCAGCTGTTTATTTAAGGAGGAAAATGTGAAAGTTCTGACATTTATTTTACTTTGGGAATTTGGTATGGGTCTGGCGCTGCTTGGTTATATTTGGCTTGATTGGATGACCAGCAAGAAGAAAATCGAGGCTAACGGATGGAACCTGGGTCATTGCACACCGTTTGAACCGTGGTGGGCGCCGTTTATATTCTTTGTTCCGTTCCTGCGTGTAGGCTGGTATCTGACTGTAGGAGAGCTCATTGAGCAACTGTCAAGGATCCAGAAGAGCGAAGGCTATACGATCGTGGTTGGCTACGGTAAGATGCAGATATTCTATGAAGATTGATTGAACACAATATTTTTGCGTGCAATTTTTACAACTCCTATAGTGACAATATGCAACTGTAAACGGTTTATTATAGGAGGTAATTTTAATGAAAACTGAAACTGGTTTAATTTGCAACCTGAAACTTATGTATAAGGGACATGTAATTGATCCCGGTAGACGGATTCGTTTCTGTCGGCACATGAGGGAGTTGGAGTGCAAGGAGCTGGCCACAATGGTCGGCATCTCGCCCTCTTACCTCTCAAGTATCGAGAGAAACCGGACTCAGGCACCGGAGAAAACTTACGCCCGGATCGCAAAGTATCTCGGGTTGACGTTGGACGAGATGTTCGGAATTGAAAAAATCAACTGGCACAACGCCGGTTATGTAAGGGTATATTGACAATTAAATAAAGAGTGCAGGAGGCTCTGTTGGCTTAAGCTAGCAGGGTCTCTTAGCTTTGCACTCTATTTATATTTTTAGGAGGTACTATGACACAGATTGAATTACAGGAAGTTCTTGGGGACAGAATTACTATGGCGCTTAGAAAGGATCTTACGCCTGAAGAAAGGCAGACGGAAAATGAACAGTCCAGGATCATTCTCGGTCTGGCGAAGCAGATGATTAACAATGGAGATCTTATTCTTAGGACTGAAAAACTGGCCGCACAGAATCGCGCTCTTAAGAATAGCTATGCAATGAGGCTTATTTCCGGATGAGCCATAGATGGTCAAAAGAAGAGGAAGAGTGGCTTAAATGCTATTATCCCGATCATGGAGGTGAGGAAACTAGGGTAGCATTTAACAAGCGTTTCGGACTTGAGATTGGACTAAGATCTATATTTTATAAAGCCGGTTGTCTTGGACTTAAGCTCAGTAAGGATCGTTATAAAAAGAAACAGTATGCGTGCGGTAAGAACTATGGAAAAAACCATAGACCGTCAAAAGAGGTCGGTTTTATCAATGCAGATAACGGCATGATAAAAACTGAAAATGGCTGGGCACGTTTAGGAGCTATTCTTGGCGTGCCTAAAGGATATTATGCGGTTCATTTAGACGGTAATATTTTGAACAATGACCCTGACAACATAAGAGTTATAAGTCAGCATACGAGTATGAAAATGACCAAAGATCGCTTATGGAGTCGGGATCCTGTTCTTACTAAATCTGGTTTATTATGTTGTGATTTAGAGGATATTTTAGACGAACAAAATTAGGAGGTACAACTATGCCACTGAAGTTTGAAAAGGTAGACGATATTCTGACGGATAAAGCGCGTGAGGAGTTAATCAACAAGCACAGTATAAATCAGGAATGGATTAAGACTTGTGTTATTGATTTGATTACTATTGCAAACTCATATAACAAATCATCGCAGCTGTTTGATTCTGTTGTGGCAATGGATAATGCTCTGAACATCATGGCGGACGTACTGTATGAATACGATACAGCATATTCTTTGCTCTTGGAGAAGTACCAGGAAGCTACGAAAGAAACTGAGTAATTTCTGCAGTCCTTATAATGCAGCACACATAAGGTTATATTTTTAGGAGGTACGAGTATGACCGTAGACATTAATGATTTCAAGAAAGAAGCGAAAATCAGAGAGTGGAAGGAGAAGGTTAAATCCGGCTGGGACAAGACGAAGCAGCTTGTCGTAGATCATCCGGCTGAGTGTTTTGCTTTGGCTACTACAGCAATCGGCGCTGCGGTTGGGCTTGTAAAGAGAGCTGATCGCAAGGCTGACCTGAAGAAGGCAGAACAGCTCAAGGACCGTTATATTTACGACAGGTCGATCGGCGGTTACTGGCATACCAGACGTAAGTTGACGTCGTCAGATATGCTCGAGATTGAGCGGCAGAAAAAAATGGGTCGCGGTACTGGAGAGATTCTCCGGGATATGAGGCTGCTGTAAGAAACACGGAGGGGCATCCATAACGGGTGCTCTTCCTTTTTATTTTAACCAATCTATTTATATTTTCTCTTGAAAGGAGAACAAAATCATGAAAGACTTAACAAATGCTATGGCAAAAAGACTTGCTATCAAAAACGAGAAGAAGGATCGCGTGATCGCCAAGCTCCATGACTATCCTCAGGGATTCACCATTAAGGAGATCGCCATCGACACTAATGTAACGGTGCCCGCCGCCCGAGCTTATGTTCTCGAAATGCTCGAGGAAGGAACTATTGTCGAGCTTCCCAAGGACTTCAGATCGAGGGTCTTTATCAGTGCTGATCTTCTTACCGACAAGCAGGAGGAGGCTGCTAAGGAAGAAGTTGCCAAGCAGGAAGCGGTTGAGCAGGAGCAGCCTAAGGTCTGTGCTGGCCGTGAGTTCGAGAATCCTCGCTCTGTTACAAGCGTCGTGGCTGGTGATGTTTCCTGGGTGTCTTCCAGATCTGGTAATGGTCTGTTCTTCCGTTATTTGATTCTGATCGTGCACAGTTACAAGGCAACATGCGCGAACGTCTTCCCGGAAGGGCATGAGGCTGTTAACATTAACGATCCTAACTTTATATTTGTGGGTGAGGATCCTGAGTCCGGTGAGAATCTCTATGCGGATCTGACCAACGTGTGCCAGCGTAGATTCAGTGCGTTTGGTGAGCGCTGCATGCATATTTCTCCTGAGCATATGGAGAATGTTAAGAACCGCATGGCTCGCCTGCTGAAGGTTGATATTCATCCAGTAGGCGATCAGGGGACTGTCAAGAAGCTCAGAGATAATCTGGCTAAGATTTCAACCGATTACACCAGGCTGAATAATGACTACAACAAGCTTAACGATGAGTTCTCAGCTTATAAGGTAAATCGGCAGAACTATATCGAGGGACTCCACCAGCAGTTCAAGGGGGTCATCCACGAGAAGAAGGAAGCGGACAAGGCCAATGATGAGCTCCAGGCTAAGGTTAATGCTTCGGTAAAGGTTATCGATAAGCTTACAGCAGAGAACAATGATCTTAAGACTAAGCTTGCTGATATCCAGGAGACTCATCAGGAGTGTATGAACAGCGGTGTTCTTGAGACCGAGGATTCTGATCGCTTGACGGATCTCTATATCATACTCGCTAAGTACGAAGCACAGAAGGAGTTGCTGGAGAGGCAGCTTGGCGAGTATCTGGCTATTATCGACCGTCTGCTTCCCGTTAATAAGGAGGTGTAATATGAGGAAGGTAGGAAGGCCCAAGCTTGGAGAGGAATTCAGGCGTTACAAGGGCTACACGCTTCGTCTGACTAAGGACGAGTATGAGGAACTGAAGGCAAAGGCGGCGGAGGCGGGGGTCTCTGTCGCCCATTACATTCGTGTACATATTCTTAATAAGGAGGAGGCATCGGATGATTAACAGGTTCATTGAATGGCTTAATGCCAATAATATTAAGCACGAGGTTAATGGTGCTCATACGTCTGTTCGTGCGATATTCAGCAACGGCTACTATATCCGGGCTTCGGACTTCACACCCGATGGCAGATGTTATATAAGAGATACTGGTCTCTGTGAGTATATCAACGTATTCGAGCTCGCAGAGCGTGTACTGTACTACAAAAACAAAGAAAAGGAGAACTAAACTATGAAGATCAGCAGAAATGAAGGTTTCGCAATGGCAGCAATCGGCGTTATCGCTTTCCTGGGCTATAAGCTCTACAAGTCTGACAAGGCTCTGAAGGATAAGAAAGCCGAGTACAACACAGATCTGGAGCAGCTGAAAGAAGACATGCGGGATGAGATATATTCCGGCATCAAGGATGAGGTCCTTAATGAGGCTATCGACAAGGCTGCAGATAAGAAAGTAGCTGATATTTTGGCTCAGGCCAAGAACGAGTCGATCGATACGGCAAAGAAGGAACTCTCCAGCACTGTTACAACTACTGTAATGGCGACCTGGAATACCCTCAAGACCGGCGTTGAGACAGATCTGCTTAACAAAGTCGGCACAATCGACGTTACTGATATCAAGAGAGAAGCGACCGAGAAGGCCCGCGACAAAGCTCTCGATGATGCGTCTAAGGCGGTCGATGACGTTGTAGATGATATTCGTAAGAAGTTTGAGTCCAGAACTGATTCTGCGCTCCGTAAGCAGGAGGAGAAGTTCGAGAAGAAGGCCAATGAGACTCTCAGCAGCCTTAGAGATCGGTATCAGAACAAGCTCTGGGATCAGCTGCTGAGCCTGTAAGGAGGTTATATTTATGGAAGGCGAAAGGTATAAGATCGTAAATTTCGGCAAGTACTGTCCGCTCTGCATCCACGAAGAGGAAGAAGAGAGCGATCCGTATAAACCCTGTAACGACTGTCTTGCAGAGGGGGCTAGGCTTAACACGTCTAAGCCCCTTAATTTTAAGGAGAAAGAATGAAGATCAAAGACCTGCTGAACGCAAAGCTGTTAACCGGCGTGGCTGTGGTAGGCGTAGGAGCTACTATATTCTTCGCAGTGAGGGAGACGAAGAAAGCCGTAGCAGCAGAACCTATGCCTAAGGATCAGCCTGTATACAAGACCGCGTATAAGTTCGCATGGATGTATAAGGGAACGATCCTGAGTGCGGCTATTACTGTAGGCTCTATTATCGGCGCGCAGAAGCTCAATGAGAAGCAGATCGCTATGATGTCGGCCACGATCGGATATTTAGCGGCCAATCGTGATAGGGCTGAGCAGTGGATTGAGAAGACAGATCCAGACGGTGAGATGCTTCAGGCCTATCAGTATGCTAAAAATCCCCCGGATGAGCATATCGCGAAAACTCTTCCTGTCGAAGAAACCGGCAATGGAAAAGAATTATTCCGGGAGTTATATACCGGCAGATGGTTCTATTCCAATCTGGATGCTGTTGAGCAGGCTATTGTACGATTCAAAGATCGGTTCGATCAGGGAGCGCATCTGAGCCTTAATGATTTTTATTCAGAGCTAGCCTTGCTAGAGACCATGCACGGCGTAACAGTTGGATGGAATCCGGATTTGAGCGCTACAAGGCTGCTTACAATACAGATTTATCCGACCAGCTATGTCGATAACTATGGCGAAGTTCATAAGTATCATGCCATTGAAATCGGTCCTAGTGACTGCCCGTATAATTACTATCGATGAGCATGAATTGCAGTCCTTAATATAGGTAGGTAACAAAAAACTATTTATATTAAGGAGGACAAGAGATGATTACATTGGCATTAACGGTGGCTTTCTTATTCATTATGGCAGGAGTGATCCTTGGCTTGGCGGCATTCGGAGTCGCTAGCCTTGGGACTTTGATCGCCATAGGGTTTAAGATCGGAGTCGTATTAATTCCATGTCTCATCGGAGTCTCACTGTTTAAGTGGGCATTGGGACATATCTAAGATTAAAGGTCTTGGCAGAAATGTCAGGGCCTTTTGTCTTTTTGGCAGGATCTACAGGCCTTATAGTGTAACAGCTAAAAGTTATATTTTAGGAGGTAACTATGAAACTTAAGACAGTAATGAAAACAATTGGAACATTTGTAAACAAATCGAAAACACAAATCGTAAAGCATGGTCCTCAGATCATGGCAGTGGCCGGCGTAGGCTGCTTTATCGCGGGAACATATTGCGCGATCAAGGAGACGCCTAAGGCAATGGCTAAGCTGGAGCAGAAGAGAGCTCTGGATAAGGATATGGGCAAGCTGCAGACTGTGGCTGTTGTAGCACCTGAGTACAAGAAGACTCTGGCATGCACAGCAGCAGGCATCACATTCACAGGCCTGGCTTGGCATCTGGAAGCTAAGTATGTCGCAACTCTGCTGGCAGGACTTAGTAAGCTGGATCTGGAGAATAAGAATCTGATCGAGGCTTCTAAGCAGGTTGTCGGTGAGGAGAAGACCGGCGAAATCATGGCTAAGAAAGAGGAGCTGGCTGCAGAAGACTCTTATGAGACAGGAAGCGGCAGCGTTATTCCGTCGGATCAGGTTCCATATCTGTTCAAGTTCCCAGGAGGAGTTAAATTCTGGTCAACTTGGGCTAAGTTCAAGGCTGGCATGGAGTATAACAGAAGATGTCTTATGACGAACAAGAACATTTCGTTGTACGAGGTGCTGAAAGAGCTTGGAGCAGATGACAATGATCTGACCGAAGACATGTACAACCAGACCTGGAATATGGATGACGATGCGGATTGTCCGTGGGCTACAGATGAGCTTATGGACGGAGCATACGAGCTTCTCGATTACGAAGCTAAGCCGTATAACCACGGCCATGGCGAAAATTATGTGGCTGCATGGGAGATCAAGTGGGTCACAGAGCCCAAGAAAGCCGCGTAATCTGAGGACTTATAGGAGGGGCGTAACAGCTCCTCCTATTTTTTTGTGCAAAAATTACAGGTGGTATATTGAAGCTATATGCTTTGATTCACAAACATATTTAATTTCAATGGAGGAAACGAAAATGGAAGAAAAGAAAGTTATGGAAGCAGAGAACATGGCAGCAAACGAGGAGCAGAATAAGACTGCAGAAGCTGGAGAACAGCAGCAGGATCAGGCTAAGAAAGAGAACCGCGTTGTCGGTTTCTTCAAGAAGAATGGCAAGAAGATCGCAGGGATCGGAGCTATTGTTGGCGCAGTAGGCGCTGGCATGGCTATCGATCACTTCGGCCTTAAGTTGCCTATCGGAAAGAAGAAGTCCGGCGATGAAGAGGTAACTACTGAAGAGTGATGACCCTGTCTGTTGATCGGGTTTCTGGAGGGGCTTAACTGCTCCTCCTTTTTTTTAGCGATATTTGGAGGTGGAACTATGAATGAATTAGACATGGCAATGACTATTATATTTACGTTTGGGCTGTTGGGAGTGCATTACGAGCCCTGGAGCCCGCATCCGCCTCTGATGGTACTTGTTGGTGGTGTATATTTAGGGGCACGAATTGCAGCTCATATAATGACGCGTTGTTTAAGCAACAGGAGGAGAAAACATGGACAAGAAAGGAATTGTAACAAAGGTACTGATGTTGATCGGATTCGTCGGAGCAGGCATAGGAGGAGCCGTAGCTGCTGGCGAACTTCCGGAGAACATTGAAAAGGCTAAAAAACTTCTTGCTCAGAAGGAAGAAGAGCCTACTGAAACTGAATAAGGAACACGTCAACCGAGGGCATCCATTACGGGTGCTCTCTTGTTTTTTACGGAGGGTAAGATGGCCGAGGTTAATTTAAACGGTATTTCGTCTAACTCTGACGGATCACGGGAACTGGAAGCGAACGACAGCACAGAACTTGTCGAGTATAAGCCGCTGAAGAAACAGAACATTATCAGTAAAGGCCTGGATAAGATCGGAGTCAATACCGATATCGGAGGCGCTGGAGGTACGATCTGGGAGGACGTTATCAAACCAACGTTCCTGGATGTGTGCCGAGATATTATGTATGCAGCCGCTGATTATTTTTTCGGTGGCGTAGGAGGAGGCCGTAGAGTTTCTCAGGGAAAGAAGGGTAAGAACGGCAATTACACCAGTTATAGCAGCAAGTCCACTCAGAAGACAGGAAAGAAGTTACCAAGCGTTGCTTCCTATTATATGGAGTTCGATAAGCGCAGGGCAGAGTCGGAAGATGACGATCCAGGAGCAGAAGATGTCAGAGACAGCATGGCAGATGTTATTGACGCTAGCGGAAGCGTTTCGATCCAGGATATGATCACTCTGGCCGGTAAGTCGACGACTAACTATACGTTGGCTGACTGGGGATGGACGGATATGAGTAGAGCTATGGTCCGCAGAAACTCTAACGGATCATATTACATCGATCTCCCCAAGCCAATCTGGATAAGGGATCTGTAATGGAGTGCCCGTGTAAAGGGTGTAAGGATAGGTATGTGGGTTGTCACGGAAAGTGCGAAGTATATTCTCAGTGGAAGGGGGAACTGAAGGATATTAAGGAGAAGCGCACCAAAGAGGCAGACCTGCATGTCTATTTTAATATGCCGGAACACTGGAAGGATCATAGATAGTTATATTTGTGAAAGGAGACAAGCATGCCTAATTGGTGCGAAGGAGCTTTAAGAATTAGGGGAGAGGCTGAAACTATTGTTAAGCTGTGCAAGGAATATTTCGAGGGTGCGTACGTTGAAATGCAGGGAAACTGGTTAGAAATATCTACGGGAGACTGGTCTTACATAAAAGATTCTAATGGGGCGTTCACCAAATCATATGACAACGGTTGGTCCATTTCAGATGATAAGTCGATAGTTGTAGCGATCCCGGTTGTACAAGCGTGGTGCTTTGACGTCGATTACTGGGCTAAATTGTCAAAGGACTATAGCGTCGATATTCGCATTCATGGCTTTGAGCAAGGAATGGAATTCGAAACTGAACTCGAAGTGCATAAAGGCGAGATCATTACTAACGAAACTATAACGTACGAAAATTATATTTGGGAGTCACCGATGCCTCTTCTTGGCGGGTGATCGAAGGAGGTACTATGAGCGAGAACAAAGGCGAGAAAGCTATTATCAAAGAAATTCAGGAAGAAGGTAGAAAACTTCTGGACAGCGGAAGAAATCCGGTAATTACCTGCGAGGATAAAGAGCATCAGAGGTATGTCGAAGATTTGCTGGCTGGGAAAATCGCCAGGACTTCCAAGAACTACATCACTCAAGATGAGGAGTATTTGATGTGGTATGAGATTATATCCTTGGCAAAAGAGGCTAAGAAGAGAGGCCTTGGCAGAGTTAAGATCGGTTGCGTAGATAAGCTGTATCAGGATCTTGTTGAAAACGGCAAGAGCTACAAGCAGCAGAGAAAGGAGGAACGCGCTTCATGGAAAAAGTACAAAAAGAAAATGATGGGGGTTTGACGAGGCTAGAAAAACAGAATGCTCTCTCGGACCTCTGTAGTGAAAATAAACATGACGAAAGCTGTCCTCTTTATGGTTATTGCAAAGAGGTAGAGGCTCCGTTTAGTATGCTTAGTGGTGTGGCTATTGACCGGTTGTATGAAGATTATATTCTTAATCCAAAGTGCGAGGTTAAAGTGACGAGAGATCAGAAAGCTAAAGCAGACTATGGCAAGGAAGAACTTACTCTGGTACCCAGGCGGATTATTCATGATATTTGTGCGATCCGCATGTATGGCAACAAGAAATATCCTGAGGGCGGGCCGGACAACTGGAAGCAGGTCGAGATCGAAAGATACAGGAATGCGGCGTTCAGGCATTTCCTTGCATATTTGGACGATCCTCAGGGGAAAGACAAGGAAAGCGGCTTCCCTCACCTGTGGCATCTGGCTTGTAACATAGCGTTTTTGTGTGAGATGGAGGATGGGAATGAGCAGACTCGATGATGCTATATCGGATGTGGCATATATCCTTGATACACTTTATGCATATCGCAACATCGCCCAAGCAGGCAACTGTCATGACTGCGGTAAAAGGAAGGACTGTGAATATCTTCCACAATGGGGTGAGCAAGTTAGAATAAATTGTCCGTTTTACAAGAAAGAGGTGACGGAATGAACCACGACTATGCGCATTGTGCCGACTTCGAGGATGACTGCCCGAAGGAATGTTTTAGAGCGCGGTTATCAAGGGGTTTGGAGAATATATCGATATGGTATCCAGTTTCATGGATGCACCTCAAGGGAACGGAAGAGTGTAAGAAAGCATTGACAGTAATTGAAGGGAGCGAGACATGAGCAAAAACAGAGATGACGAACCTGCTTATATTTTCTGTAATGCAGAGATGAAAGAAGAGATGGCTAAGAGATCTGGAGAAGATATGCCTCCGGATGAAGTGTTTGTTGTGGCGGATGTCGTTCAGCCCGGCGTGTGCATTGTCGTTACTAAGGAAGAACTCAGGCGGTGGTTATATTCCTCAAAGAACGACTTTGACATGTGGACGCTATAAGGAGGAAGAAACATGAGTAAATTCTTGGTCAGATTTTATCCTGTATATCCCTGCGAAGAGCTGTGCATTTATAATCTTGACGTGCTTAAGACCAGCGGAGAAAAACACAAAAATTGGCGTGCAATGATCAGAGAGGAGTTCAATTCAATTATATATTCAGCATGTAGGCATCATACGTTTTGGACGGTAGACGATGCTATCAGTACTTACAATAACAACTCTACTTGTTGGTATATCGAAGCAGACAGCTGTAAGCACGTCGTAGAAAAAATACCAGCTCTTATGTCAATGCGTAGAGAAGAAATGCAAGAACTGAGCGATGTCGAAAGATCTGTTTTTATTACAGCGTTAACGTCTGAGTTTGGCGATAAGGAGGAAACGAATGACCCCAACAAGACTGTATGAATTCGCCAAAGAAGGCGCGAAGGATATTGTGGATCTGGATGAGATCGTGGACACCTATAAGAGACTGGATTCCGGGGCGATCGAGATGGTTCTGAAGAGCGGAAAGAAAGGAGTCTTCCGGATCGATGGGAACAGTAAGAAAAAGTTTCTTATGTTTGAGTGGAGGTGAAAGATGGATTTGCTTTTAGCGGCTTTTGTTATATCGGTTGGCATTATCTGTTTCATATCATTCCTATACAACTACAACTGCTGGAAAAAGAGTAGAGGAGACCGAGCAAGGATCAGTTTTAAAAGATTTTATGAGTTATACTCCAAAGAATCTTGGCGGTGGGCACTTTATGGCGATTGCATCAGATTCTCTAGCTATCCTTTTGAATATTTTATCGAATTTGAATCTTATTTGGACGTTCTTAAGTATAAATGGTTTAGAAAAAAGGTGACTAAAGAGAAACAAAAAGAAAAACAGGAATCGAGTCAAAAAGATCTGGAAAAAGAGTTGGACAAGATATATGAGGAGGTTAAAGAATATGGAAAACCTTAAAAGAGAATTTTTCGGAGTTGACACCGATATGGAGATGGCAGCAATAGGTATTGTAGCTGATTATATTAAGGAGCATCTCGATAAGTCAGACGGCGAAGTATATTTTGATGTTTACACCGTTTGGAAATGCAAGACCCTGCAGAACTGGAAATTCCTTATCAGTTCTTCCCTAAACGACGGCATGTACTATGAAATTACCTATAACGGTGATAAAGAAGAATGGTATCTCGATGCCTATAAGAAGTTCGAAAACCGCTGTATTAAGTCTGGCTGTGATGATTATATTTAGGAGGTACTATGGATCATTTAGTTCAGTTTACGATTAGTATTGATGATGCGCATATTGCAAAGATGGTCGAAGATGAAGCAGCCAAGGCTATGAAAGACGAGGTTCTTAAAGTTTGTAAATCTCATATTGGCTGCGAAAGAGATTATTGGGGTAATAGCGAGCCTGGTCCGATGCTTAAGAAAGCCCTCGACGACTTCATTAAAGACAACCGTGAAGAGATCATCGAGAAAGCATCAGACAAACTGGCAGAAAGACTGTCCAGGACCAAGATTGTCAAAGAAGCTGCGGCGAAGAGAGTCGAGGAGGTACTATGAATAACCGAGTAAAAGAAAATAGGCTAGCTGTAAAAGAATTGGCTAAACGTATATCCAATGCCAAGTCTCTTGAAGAAACTAATGTGCACATCAGATCCATATTATTAGATATTTCCATAAGTCTTGCTGTTATTGCTGACAATATGGCAGATACCAAACCGGAAGGAAGAGTGTGCGATAGTTGTGAACATAATGGTTTCCCTGACGGCGACGGAGCGTGTTATAGGTGCTGCGAATATTATGACTGTCAGTATAAGGAGAAACCATGACTAACTGTCCTAACTGTGGAGCTCCGATTACTGGCCATAAGTGCGAGTATTGCGGGGCCATTATATTTGACTTTGCCGCGATAGAGATCGGTAAGCCGGTGTGGATTAATTTTAAGTTGGGAGAGCATTGGATTTTGGCTCATGTGCTACCTGAATCGGCATCTATGCACGTCGAACCTATGGATGAGGTTGTTATGTACGCTGACGGAGTGGCTCAAGCTACTTTTAGAAAACCTGCTCCGACCAGAATAGAAATGAATTTCATTGAAATGTCTACTGATAAAGGTTGGGGGCATATTGTGTCTGAGAGAGGAGTCGTTCCGTCAACGGATTTGGAGGGATATTTATGACAAATGTAGATTATTTCTTAGACGAATTAGGTCGTCTTCCGCATAACGGAACTCATTTAATCTGGTTTGTTGAACCGGATTATGACAAGGAAGTCGTAAAGATTACAATGAAGGACCGTACAAGAAAGCCAGTCAGAGTAAAAGTTCAGATGTGTCCTTTCGAAGATATTATGGCCATGGTTGAGCCCAGGTTAGCAGCTAAGTCGATTATTGAGAAAATGTACTATGACTTCGGAGAGCATATCATTGACAGAAAGCTTCTTATATCTCCTGAGGAGGCACTGAAGAGGCTCAAAGAGCTGTCAGAAGATCTTAGCCGTGGCTGGGTTGATATTTATAGCCCTGAGGGAGGATCCGATGAGCTGGTTATCGAAGCCCTTGATGTGGCGATCGCTTGCTTGGAGGAGAAGTGCCATGAGTAAGAAAATACCTCTTTATCTTTGCGACAAGAAACGCGACTGCAATAGTCTTTGTTATAGGGAATGCCATCTGACACATGATATTAATCACGCGGTAAGCGACGATGAAGGTAACCCTGTTATTGTGACTTATTTTGAGGACCCCGGAGATACATGGTCTGGGTTTAAGGAGGCTGAGAAGTGACTTACTGGGAAGCTGCGGACATCCTTGAGCATGGATCAGTACATTACGGAAAGATTCTAGAGGCGGAAGCAATAGCATTGATGGTTCTTAAAGAACTAATTAAGAAGCTCGACGAGGCCGAAGATGCGAAGTTTAGGGAGCTGCCAAAGAAAGGACCGCTTTACGGAACTAGATCTGATGCAATATTTGTTGATGAGTTTTGTGGGGAGGAAGATAAATGAACGCATACAAGTGTGATATTTGTGGGAAGTATTTTGAGGAAAGCAGGCAAAAGACGGGAAGCAGATATGGTATTTATAATGAAGATACTGGGCATCATCGGTTGTATCTCCGTTTAAAATCTAAGACCGACGAGGATGAGTGGGATCTGTTTACTGGCGACATCTGTCCTGACTGCATGGGATATTTCTGCGTTGGCCTGGTTGAGAGAGGTTGCCAGTCGGAGAATGTCAAAATGTATGCGGCGGATTATACCAGAAAGGCCCGCGAAGAAATGGGGATCAAGGAGGAAACCACAGAAGATGGATCAACCGAATAAACCAACCTTAGGAGGGTATCTGGAGCTGCTTGTTAAGGTGATGGTATCCATGATCCTTCTTATAATTGTGGGGATCGGTACCGCTATTGTAGTTCTTGTAGTGCCCTTTTTCTTAAGTCTTATTTGTGTGCTGGCTCTGGTTGGGGCCGGCGCTTTTGTTTTTAGTTGGGAGTACGTATGGCTCGTGACGATTTTCTTTCTGATCCTGATCGGTATGGCAATCAAATAATTATATTTAGGAGGTACTACTATGGGAAAAACAGTTAAGTATTATGATCTTGTAACCATCATCAGACTGAGAAGATGCGGTCTGTTGGACTGTCTGGAAGGATTTTCTACCAAGGATGCAGTGGAGGCAACCGGCAGAATGCTCACAGCTAACCAGCAGAGGATCATTGTTGGGCAGGCTGCGAGACTTATCGAGGAAGTGATCAGTAGAGGCGGGACCAAGGAAGATCTGTTAGACGCAATCAAGTACGGCCTTTGCTGTCTGGACGCTCAGAAATATGGACTCGACCTGGATGACGCTCAGATTAAGTTCAGGTATCAGGAGTTATATTCTAAGTACATGTTAAAGGAGACAAAGCATGAATAAGTTACATGAGGCTGTCTATATTGGCAGCAGGAACTTTTGTAGGCAGCACCCGGATATATTCGTGTTCAGTGAGTTTGACAGCGGTAGAGAGCAGGTCACACTGACGATCGAGTATAATGGTGGGTTCGCAATTGCCAGGGAGGCTAAAGATCAGAAAACTCCCTACACGTTTGGGCCCAGGGTAAAGAAGTTTGCTGACTACAGCTTAATACTCAGGAGTAACAAACCGCATTATATGGTTCATACGATCCTGAGTGGCATGTACGATGATATGTGTAAGGCGTATGATCTGACTTTTATGGATGCATGGAAGACTAGATTAGGCTCTGTTTGAGCAAAAAATACACACTCTATAGTAGAACGGTAGTTTAAGAGGGATTGAGCAAAAGCTTCAGTCCCTCTTTTAACTTTTTATAACCCAGAAAGGAGATATTTATGGGATTTAGACACATTGTTACAAAACTTGGGCTTGGCCTGAAGAAGTATTCCCCCGAGATTCTGGCAGGAGTAGGAACGGTTGCGGTGATCGGTGGTGTTGTGTGGGCGTGTAAGAGTGCCGTTGACGCTTCCGAGGACATTAAGAAATGCAAAGATGACGTAGCTGAGATCAAACAGTCCATGGAAGACGGCGTTATCGAGGAGAAGGCAGGTAAGAAAGCGATCCGTAAGGCGAGATTCGAGTGTGCAAGAGTCAGTGCGTTCAAGTTCGCTGGTCCTGCGGTTCTGATCGGTGGTGGCCTTGCGTGCCATATTAAGGCTAAGAGCATCGTAGGAAGGCGTTTAGACGGCGTAGCAGCCGCGTATGCAGCTTTAAACAGCAGGTATGATATCCTGGCCGAGAACGTTAAGAAAGAGTACGGAGAGGCCGAATACAGGCGTTTACAGTATGGTATGGCTGAAGGATCGGCAGAGGTTAAGCGGACTAACCCGGAGACAGGTAATGAGGTTGTTGATAGTGAGAACTTCGACGGAATTATCGATCTGAGTAAAGTAGGCAGGTTCACTCTTGTGTTCGATCATAACAGCAGCAGGCACTATACGGATACTCTGCACAATGAGAATTATATTAAGAACGCAGAGAGGATCCTGACGGAGAGACTGCATCGTACCGGCGTTCTGTGGTTATGCGACGTTATGAAGGAGATGGATATTCGGCCTAAGAGTAAGGAAGAAGCACTGTTGAGCCGGGTTATTTGCTGGACTTATGATCCATCCAGTAAGAATAAGGACTGCTGTGTGAATCTGAGGGCACAGAGGCTGTTTGACGGAGACAGTAAGAACTATGATAACGGCTACAATCCGGTTTATATTCTCGATCCGAATTACGATACCAATATTAACCAGGAGTGGTACAAGTTCATGAGATGAAATGAGGTAAATCTGTTATGATGAAACCAGGTGATATTTGGGGTGCATGTCCTTATAGAGAGCTGTTGATCAGCAGAGGCCGGGGGCATCTTAAACATTTCGTCCGTTATTTCTGCACTAAGGCAGGCACGGTATGCGATCCCAGATATTGCCTGGGACCTGACGAAGATAGAGAGGAGAAACAACATGAACAAGAAACTGACTAAGGCACTTATATTTGCAGCAGGAGCAGCGGTTGGAGCAGTTGTATCCGCATTCGTTACAAACCGTGTAGTGGAGAAGACCTACAGGGATGCAGCGGATGAAGAGATATTTGAGGCTAACCGGCTTGCTAATGATCGGATCAAGAAGTATAAGGACGAGATCAAAGAGCTTAAGGAGAAGATCAGCCGCCAGAAGGTTACGATTAATACCCTTGCGGACCAAGTTAGAGAAGGTAAGGGAGACGGCGATCTGAGTGATATTCTCGGAGATGACGAAGACGGGGAGGATGACCCACGACTTAGATCAACAGTTAAGAAAGTCGAGAGAAAGGCTACAGAGCATCGCCAGGAAGTTAAAAAGTCACCCGTCTACACCAGGTACACAGGAAGATATGGTGCTACAGCCGTGGAGGAAGATGATGGCGGATTTTCTTCTGACGGAACCGAGTTTCCCTATAGTGAAGTTGACCCGGAAGAAGAGGAAGAATGCATCAGAGATAACAGCCCAAGGTTGATCGACGAGGATACGTTCTCAAGTACGGCGCTGAGTTATAGTAAGGAAGACTTATATTACTTTCTGTTCGATGGCAAAGTTGTTAGTGAAGATGGTGAGTGGATCGAGAATTACCAGGCTTTGACCGGACCGTTCGATACAAATAGAGATGCCGGAGATGAGATATACGTTAGGAACGATGAGCTGGCCGTGGACTATAGGATTGAGTTCAGAGCTGGTTTTGGTGAGGAGGCCATCAGTATGACGGATATCTGGGAAGATGAGGATTAATAATGGACGAAGCAACTATCAAGAAAGAGTACTTCGCATGGCTCTGTTCGTTAGTAAGGGCAGAGCCTGAGTACTCAATGTTGTGGCAGAAGTTACACGACATGGACTTCGTCTGGATAGTTGACAGGGATGAAAACAGGGCAGAGGACGGAAAGTATCTTAGGTATATTTTCACAATAGACACTCTTAATGAGGCTGAAGTTGAGGAAATCGATCAGATATTGTCCGGTCCATGCTCTGTTTTGGAGTTTCTGGTCGGTCTGGCCAGGCGAATTGAAGACGATATTATGGAGAGTGTTGACCTGGAAAACCGCACTTACAGGTGGTTTCATGAGATGGTTGGCAACTTAGGGCTGTTAAAATATGACAACAAACACTACTCAGACGGCGAAATTGACGCCATTGTTCATCGGTTTATGTCACGCAAATATTCAAAAAATGGCCATGGAAACATCTTTTCGGTGGGACACTTTTCTGGGCCACTTTTGTCCCAGGTGGAAATTTGGACGCAAATGCAAGCTTATTTTCTCGAAAAATACGGGATTTAGGCTCAA